AACTGCAACCGCTTTGTATCGTCCTGGCCCGATGGATTCAGGTTTGTTAGACGATTTTGTGAAGATTAAGCAGGGTTATAAGTCTGTTTTTTATGATCACCCGAACATGGAGAGCGCTCTGAAAGAAACTTGCGGAATTATGGTCTATCAAGAGCAGGTTATGCAGGTTGCTCGGGACTTAGCAGGGTTCTCAATGGGCGAAGCCGATAATCTCCGAAAAGCGATGGGTAAGAAAGACTTAGAGAAAATGGCGACAATGAAAGAAAAATTCATTGAGGGCGCTTTTAAAGTCTCTGCAATGTCTAAAGAACAAGCTCGGGAATTGTTTGAGAAGATCGAAAAGTTTGCAAGCTACGGATTCAACAAGTCACATTCCGTCGAATATTCCATTATCTCCTACTGGTCTTGCTACTTAAGAACGCATTATCCCGCTGAGTATTTTGCTTCAGCGCTCTCTATTATCTCAGACGATAAGTTTGAACCTGTTGTAAAAGATGCTCAAGAAGCTGGGATTGCGGTTCTCCCGCCACAAATCAATCATTCTTCAGCTCAGTTTGAAGTATTGGATGAACATCGGATTTTGGCTCCGTTCTCTTCAGTCAAATACATCTCAAGCAATATTGCTAACAAGATCGTCAAGTTAAGAGAAGGAAACGGAGGCTCTTTCTCTTCTATAGAAGAGTTTAAGACACTCGCTTCGAAAAAAGGTTCTGGCGTTAATGCTCGTGCAGTCAGTAATTTGGAGAAGGTCGGAAGTTTTTGCGAGATTGATTCAACTATTCCGCCCGTTGATGACCCTTCAAGAATCAAAGATCAAAAGGAATTGATGGGTGGTTTGATTCTGCAAGTTGTCAGAAATCCGAAAACAGTCATCATCAATAAAGTGATGAAAGACAATATTGTTTCTATCGTTGACGATATTGGCAAGTGCAAAGACTGTGATCTTTGCGAAAAGATTCACTGCACACCGAGCATTGGCTCAAGAGAAGTCAAATTTATGATTGTCGGAGATTGTCCTTCTTGGGAAGAAGAGGGTAAAGGAAAGTTTATGACTGGGAAAGTCGGCGGGATTGTTCAGAAAGCCCTTATGTCTGCTGGACTTTCGGTTAAAAACGGCTATTACACAGCGCTAGTTAAAGCGAAGAAAGAAGGAAAGTTTCTGACTGGTGAGCAAGTTGCTAAGTGCTCAAAGTTTCTTGAAAAAGAAATTCAGGTTATCAATCCCGCAGTGGTGGTCGCTCTTGGCTCAACGACAATCAGAAAGTTCTTTCCAGATTTGAAAGCGTCTGAAGCAGATGGTCAAGCGATTTACGACTCTGCAAAGAATATGACAATCGTCTGCGGTATCAATCCTGCTCAAGTTCTTTTCGATGAAGAAAAGATGAACAATCTTATTTCCACCTTCAATAAAGTCAAAGAAGTGGTATTATAATAAGTAATTAACTACTTAATTAGTGAGGTAATAAATGGCGCTAAAATACGACCCAGACATGACTAAGTTCGCTAGCGAAATTCAAGTGAATGAAGTCAATCTTGATGAATGTGCTTTAAACCAAGCATCTCTTCTTTCCTATTATCTAAGTCAAAAAGTTTCGGCCGAAACACAGTTGAACTTGGTCAAGCTCAAATTTGAGCGATTTTACAACCAACGTTACAAACAAATTGAAGCAGAGCTGGTACTTAAGGAAAAGCGCGTTACGGATAAATCAATTGAAGCGGAAATCAAACTCGGTGATGACTATCTTCAAGAATACGTCAATTTGGTCGAAGCTCAAAGAATCAGAGATCAACTTCAAGCCTGTTGTACTGCGTTAGTTGATCGAAAGAAAATCATTCAACAACTCTTAGACGCCCGTCTTGTGCAGGCAGGAGGTTCTGTAGCCTTAAATTCCCGTAAATCTTTTTGATCAATTAGTAACTAGTTAACTACTTAACAAATTAACTTAAGAAATTAAATCATGGACTTAAGCAAACTTCAAAACATTCTTAACAAGAAAAAAGCCGAACGTGCTCGCAACGACATCAAAGTCATGACGCCGAAAAAGGGCACATCCCGTTTCGTTCTTTTGCCCGGATGGAATCCCGCTGATCGTGAAACCTTCTGGCATGACTACGGTGAACACTGGTGTAAAGACCTCGGCAAAGCAAATGCAAAAGGTCAGCCTCAAATTGTCGCAAAAGTCATCTGCAACAACAAGACCTTCGGCACACCGTGCCCTATCTGCGAAGCTCTTAGCGAAGCCGTCAGCAACTGCGTGAATGACGAGCAGAAGAAAGCTATTGTCAGTAACTTCGGTTCTGTACAGCGTTATCTCGTTAACGTCTTGGCGCTTGATTCTGAAACTCCGAACGAACCGCAGATTTTGATGATCGGTGGTCGTGCCTTCGATCAGCTCGTTGAGCAGGTCGGTAAATGGAGCAAACAGCTCTTCGATGAAGTTAACCCGCAGGTTTTCTCCATCACTCGTACTGGCGAAGGTTTCGATACAACTTATGTTGTTTCTATCAATCCCGAAACCTATCCGATGCCCGCTGGAACTAAAGAGAAAATTCACGACTTGGACGCTTATTGTCATTCGACAACACCCGCTGAAGTCGGCAAAGGTCTTCAAACATTTGCTCGTTTGGGCGTTAATGTTAGCGCTATCGCTTCGAGCTATGTACCTGAATCACATCAGATCGCAACTCAGCCGAAACCCGTTGCAGAGAACGCTCAGACGGTTGTTTCTCAGCCCGTTGTAAAGCCGATTGCTCCGACTCAGGAAGTCAAGCCTGCCCCTGTACAGCCCGTTGCAGAGCCGAAAATGCCGAGCATTGCTGACGACCTAGATTCGATGTTGGCAAGTCTTAATGCGCCCAAAACAATCGACCCAGCCGATCTTCCGTAATTGAAGAAATGAAAGAGGGGGCGTTTGCCCCCTTTCTTGACTATGCGAAACCTCGTACTCATTGACAAAAACAATCTTGGCAGACGAAGCAACGCTCAGTCTGTTCTAAAGACAAGCTCAGGTTTTCAGACTCAGGCGGTCTTCGGCTTTATTCGTACTCTGATCTCTCTCAAGAAAGAATATCGAGACCGAGACTTCATTGTCTTAGATGATGGAAGGGCAGACTTCAGGTTCAATCTATATCCCGCTTACAAGGGCAATAGAAAGCCTCTGACGCCCGCTAAACAAGCCGAATTGAACGCTTATACAGCTCAGAAGCCGTTTATTGATCAAGCGGTGTATCTGCTCGGTATAGCTCGTTTATGTGCGTCAAATTATGAAGCAGACGACCTTGCTGGGTTGCTTTGTTCTAAGAGAGGAAATCGAGAAGTCACGTTAGTGAGCGGTGATAAAGACTGGTTATTGCTGATTGATAAAGGTATTGAATGGTTTGACCCGAAGACAAAAGTTCACATCAACAGTCTGAATTATCAGGGAAAGACAGGAGTGTTCACGCCCGAGCAGTTCTTGTTTAAGAAATGTTTGATGGGTGATACAAGCGACAACATCAACGGCGTTGGCGGTATCGGTGAAGAACGAGCAACTGATATAGCTCTGCATTATTCAAATTTCAATAATTTTCTTTTGAATAAGCCCCGCAACCGTTACGAACAAGCACTTTTTGACTCAAAGGAGAAACAAGAGACCTTCAAGAGAAATTTGCTCCTTATGAACATAAGGAACCCGCAAATTGACACTTCTAAAACCTATATGTCGAAAGGCAAGTTTGAAGGAGATGCGTTTTACAAGTTATGTGAAAACCTCGAATTCAATTCGTTTCTTGCCCACTTTGACATCTTCGAGACATTGTTCTCTAGAGGAAATTAAATTGAATAAAGAAGACGCAATTGCATTATTGGACAAAAAGATTGGTCCAAATTCCGAGATCATCGGTTACGACAAGTTTATTAACACGAGCTATGAACCGCTGAATAAAGTCATCAGCGGTAAGTATGACGGCGGTCTGCCTTACGGTCGTATTGTTGAAATAGTAGGTGAATCCAGCTCGGGGAAGACGCTTATGGCTACCAAGATGATGATCGAAACACAAGCCCTTGGCGGTGTTGCGATTTTCATTGACTGGGAGCGTGCTTTCAGCATCGACTTAGCAAGAAACTTAGGGCTTAACACCGAACGTCCTTACTTCTTCTACTTCACACCTGAAACATGGGAAGACGGCAATAAGATTGCAATTCAAGTGTGCGAAACACTCAGAGACAATGCGATTATCGACGCAGACGCTCCGATAATGGCGGTCTTTGATTCGATTGCTAGTGCAGTCCCCGCTTCTTCAGCGGCCAAAGACATTGATGCATACAACATGAACGACACAACGGCGTTGGCTCGTGTTGCTTCTACCACGCTCAAGGTTATGGCTCAGAAAGCATGGAAAACGAACGCTACTTTCGTCTATCTCAATCAGGTCAGAACTGTTCCAGGAGCTTACGTCCCGACGACTAGCACGCCTGGCGGTAAAGCAATGGAATATTTCAGCTCTGTTCGTCTCTTTTTGAACAAGAAAAAGATTGTCGATAAAGACAAGAAGTATCTCGGTCAGAAAATCACGATAGAAGCACGCAAAAACAAGATTACAAAGCCTTTCGGAGTGTGCTCAGTGGATATGTATTACAACGCTGAGAACGTTCCTCAATTCGATTATGTAAGCTCTCTAATAGACCTGTTAGTCGAGATGAAAAAGCTCGAAGTATCAGGAGCTTACATTCAGTACGGTGATAAAAAATACTACAAGAGTCAGCTTGTTAAAAAGATCACCGATGAATGTGCTTACGACGAACTTAGCAATCTTTTAAAGGCGTAACAATGATTTCTGTCGAACAGATATTAGAAAAATCTAAATCTCTGTACGACTTTCATTTCGGACAGCGCCCGTACGGTTGTTACGGCGCTCTCTGTCCGACTTACTCATTGTCCGATCTAACGTTGGAGTTCCCCGTTGAGACGGCACTGAGTAAAACGGATTTATGGAAGTACGATCTGGAGAATCTAACATGGAAGCCTTCTGGTGGAAGAATTCTTGTTTTTAATAAAGATGATGTTGTTGATTCATCGGTTACCAAGCCAAAGAGTGTCGCTGATTACTTTTTCAATAGAGAAAAATTTAAAGAGCTTGGAGTAAAGCTCAAAATCCCCAACGGACGTGTTTTTGTTGACTTTAATTGTTTTAATGACGTCCAATTTTCTCCCGTTATGAGACTGTTGTGGTTTCTTGGGAAAACTAAAGAGGAGGTCGATAACAAATTCGCCCGTGGGCTACCGTGGGAATTTTATCTTTTTTACTTCGCACTCACACGCTCAAATAGAGACTTAGAAGTCTTAAAAAAGGCAGATTGGAAACCGTGGAACGATGACGAAATAGACATCGACTATCCGACGTTTTCGAACTTTAAAAAGTTTTATTACGACCTCTATAGAAAGCTCACTAAAACTAAAGAAGACAGAGACAAGAGTTTGTTTTCCTCGCATCTTTGGTGCATCTACAGAGGTATGAGGGGCGACCTCCCCGATGGTATTCCCTTGGGAGGGAAAAGGTTAAGAATCGGCGGTGCTAAGAGTGCTCAAGAGGCTTGTGATTATCTCTATAACATCTATTGCAAGAGCGGTTTAACCGATACAGAAGCAACGACCATCAGAAGAGAAAAGGGTATTGCTATTCATCCATTATGGGGGACTTGGTGATGAAAATCTGCATCATTAGCGACACACATCTGCACAACTGGACACAGTTTTCAACCATCAATGAAAAGGGCGCAAATTCTCGTCTTGAAATCATTCTCAATGAAATGAGACGGGTGACAAAACAGGCTAAAGCATTCGGTTGTGACACTATGATTCATTGCGGTGATCTTTTTCATGTGAAAGGAAAGATTGACACGAGCGTCTTGGTTCCCTCTATTGAATGTTTAAAGGAAATCAGAGATCAATTCGATCAAGCATTTTTTGTCACAGGTAATCATGACCTCGCATTCGCAAATGGCGAACAGTATGGTAATTCGATGTTCATCAGTCAATGTAATGCAGATGTCATTACGGAGACTTATTCTCAACATCAGCTCGGCTTTATCCCGTGGCAAAGGAACATTGAATGGTGGAAGAGAGAATTTGAACAGTTAATCAAAGACCCGAAAGTTAAATATGTCTTTACTCACGCTCCGATAGACGGAGTAATCAAAGGTCTGCCCGCTGGCGGTATCACTCAAGATTACATTGAATCAACGGGCTTTAAGGGCAAAATCTTTGCGGGTCACTATCACAATCACAAAGTAGTCAGCGAGCAACTGATCTCTGTTGGCGCATTGTGTCATCACACTTGGTCTGACATTGGTTCTTTATCAGGAAACATTCTTCTTGATACCGCGACAGACCGCTGGGCTTGGCTAGAGGGCAATACCCCGAAGTTCGTCGGTCTCGATCAAACTGCTAAAGATTACACGGTAGGAGAATTCGCTGAGATTTGCGCAGGTAACTATGTGAGATTGACCACAGATGAAGACCTGAAAACAGCCAAAGAAATTCACGACGAGCTAATCAAAACTCTCGGAGCTAAAAACGCTTTAGTCAATCTCAAAGCGAAGACTGCTGAGGTTAAACGAGAAACCACGGTAAAAGACCTTGAGCATAACCCTTTAAGCACCTCTTTAATGAGCTATTTGGACGAAAAACTCAAAGATTCTAATTCTGCTTTCAGAGAAGAAGTGAAGAAAAAGGCGTTTGAAATCTATAACGAAATTGAGGGCTAAATTATGTATTTTGGCAAATTATCAATTAAAAACTTTCTCGTTATCGGAGAAGCTGAGGTTGATCTTCATAATTGTGGTCTAACTCTCATAGAAGGAAGAAATGAAGATGACGAAAGTGCAAACAGCAACGGCGCAGGTAAGTCCAGTCTTGTCGATGCGCTTTGTTGGTGCTTGTACGGTGTAACGGGCCGAGGTGTCTCTGGCGATGCCGTTATCAATAAGAAAACAAAGAAGGAATGTGTTGTCGGAGTAGAAGTTTGGACAGAAAGTTTGAACTGTTATTACATTGAAAGAGGGCGAAAGAGTAAACGGTTAGGAAACAACCTAATTGTTCAGCACGTCATTGTTGACGGAAATGATGTCGGGTCAGGTTGTGAATTGACCAAGACAACGGTGGCGGATACTCAAGTTCTTGTTAATGATCTGCTCGGTTGTTCTTATGAAATCTTTACTTCGTCCATTTACGCAGTGCAGGAAAAGATGCCCGATCTTCCCGCACTGACTGATAAGAATTTGAAGACTTTAATTGAAGAAGCCGCTGGCATTGACAAACTTCAGAGAGCAAGTGAAATCGCTCATACGAAGCATCAGGATTGTGTACGTTTGACCACTGAGACGCAGGGAAAGATAGAAAATCTGACTTCTGAACTAAGCAACAACAAAAAACTTTTAGACGATGTTGTTTACGAAAGAGAAACTCATATTAGAAATGCCACTATAGAAAGAGCACAACAACTGAGGTACAAAGACTTACTTGAATCGGAATTGAAGAAAGCATCTGCGTTGCCTGTCGAAGCTGTAGAAGCAATTGAGAAAAAGAAAGCTGAAATTCAAGCAAAGATCGACGAATACTCCTTTATTGAAGCAAAGGGTGCCGAAAAGCAAAGATTGGCTATGTCTGCACAAAGTCATTGTGTAATGACAAAAAAGGAGATTGAAAAAGAAAAAGAGAAAATCGCTGACCTCAATAAAGAGATAAACAATTTGAAAGCAAAGATCGGCACGCACTGTAGCGAATGCGGAAAAGTCTATCAAGCCGAAGACCTAGAAACTGCTAAAAAGGCGATTGAATCTCAGATTGCTAATAAGACAAAAGAAGTTTTAAAGCAGATTGAAGACTTTAAGAAGCAGGTCGCTGAAGCGAAAGTTTTGGCGAAAGATGCCGAAGATTTCAAAAAAAGTATGCCTAACGCTACTGAGCTGATGTCGGCGATGAACGAACTAAATGAACGCCTTAAGAAAAATCAAGACGTTCAATTCCAGATTGATACTCAAAAGCGTGAACTTCAAAATTTGAAAAAAACGATTGAAGCCACTGAAGAAGTAACAGTTAAAGGCGAAACCCCGTATAACAAAACAATCAAAACGCTTGAAGAGAGTATTGCGAGGCTCGAAAAAGATAAGAAGGAACGAGAGAGCGAGCATGAAAAATATGCGGAACAACAGAAAATTGCGGAAGCAGTGGACGAGCTTTATTCACGCAAAGGTATTCGTGCGCACATTCTTGATACCGTAACACCATTCTTGAATGAAAGAACGGCTTTCTATCTCAACACCTTATCAGACGGTGAAATTACCGCAACTTGGCAGACTTTGACTAAGACGGCTAAGGGAGACTTCAAAGAGAAGTTTTCTATTGATGTGCAAAGCGTCAAGGGCGCAAATTGCTTCGCTGGACTCAGTGGCGGAGAAAAGAGAAAAGTTCGTGTTGCAACTTCTATGGCACTGCAAGACCTCGTTGCTTCAAGGGCTAAAAAGCCGATTGACTTATATATTGCGGACGAAGTCGATCACGCCCTTGATGCCAGTGGTTTAGAGCGCATGATGTCAATATTAGAAGAGAAAGCAAAGCAATTCGGCACAGCTTTAGTTATCTCTCATAACTCGTTGCGTGATTGGATTGACAACTCAATCGTTGTCACAAAACGAGACGGTATCAGCACTGTTAGCAGAGAAGAATAATGGCAGAAGAAATCAACGAAAGCATTCTGTTTCCCATCGAAGAAAACGAGAATGTCAGTAAAGTACAGACAATTGATGTTCTTCAAGCAAGCGCAAAAAAATGGAAGAACTATTTTATGGCTGTATTCAATCAGTACAGAACGGAAAACGAAAGCGAAGTTAGACTAAGTTTTCAGAGTCCTTTTTCTCATTCGCCAGTTCTTCTTAGTGAAGATTTAGAAAAGAAAAGAAACCTTCTTGTGGGCGAAGAACTAGAGGTTAAACGCTTTAATTGCGGAGTTTTAAGAAACACACCAGCAAGCGAGAAACTTGTTTTTAGAATTCAGGTTTTCGGTTCTATCACGGGCATTACAACCGATGTTATCGACCAACTTGAGTTATGGCAGTTTACTTACGATCTTGTTGTGGACTTGAAAAACTTTAAGGCAATTAAACGAGCGGACGTTTATTACGACAAAAACAACGAAATCCTCTTTGAGTGTAAAGACAGCTCTTTTCTAAAAGCTAATACAAAGTTGATTCAAGCTGTATTGCGATCACTGAAATACAAAGGGCCAAAGATTTCCGAAAGAGAATTGATAGACAACTTCACAACGTGCTTCATTCTTCCCATTATTAGAAACGCTCTGCTGGAAGTCTTTAGACCGCAAAAAGAAGAAGTGCAGAAAGAGAACGAACTTTCCTATCACGTAAATTATGGAACTTGGTAAATGAAAAAGATAAAAATTATAGGTATCGACCCCTCCCTGAGAAACTTTGGTATTGCTATCGGAACCATTGACACCGACAGCAACGATTTTGACGTACACGACCTCAAATTGGTCTCTACAGAGAGTTCTAATGAGAAGAGAGTACGTAAGAACAGTCAAGATTTAGAACGCGCTAGAGCGCTATTTAAGGGCGTTTGTGAGGTGATTAAGAAAGAGTCTCCGACTTACGCATTCGTTGAAGTACCGCACGGGTCTCAGAGTGCTCGGTCAATGGCTAGTTATGGTATCTGCATTGGGCTTCTCGCAAGTCTGCCGATACCAATTATTCAAGTGACTGCCCAAGAAAATAAAGTCAAAGCGGTCAATCACAAAACCGCAAGTAAAGAAGAGATGATTCTTTGGGCTTCTGGAAAGTTTCCGAATGCACCTTGGATTAAGCGAAAACTTAAGGGAGAAAGTGTCATGGTCGAGAAAAACGAACACTTAGCGGACGCTATCGGAGCCATAAATGCTGGGCTTCAGACCGATGAATGGCACAATATAGTGAGTTTGTTAAAGACTATCTAAGGAATTTCATTTATACATATCGTAAGTAGTTAACTACTTACGATATAATTCTTTTAGTGAATTCGGAGATTCATAAATGAAATTTAAAAACATTAAGAAGATCATCAAGCGACCTTCTTTGTGGTTCCCTGACGGAAAATACAACAAGAAAGTTGATGATCTTGTAAAAGACATGATTCGGAACCGAGACAAGATTTTACTTCTTGATTGCTCTAAGTACGGTATCTGGCTTATCTATAACCACAAAGTCTATTGGTTCCGAGGTTTTTACTGGGTTACCGACTGCGATGTCGGCAGTGCAAAACTTCCAGAATCCACCACATGTTACTTCGGAAACTTTCTGAATATAAAACTACAGAAACAAGCACGCAATCAACTGTATAGAGACTTACGTCCGAGCCGTCTCACGATGCTGAAGTTCATGAAGAAAATCTATGAGCCAGCTCAAAAAGTTTTGCGTTGCTGTGGTTTTCGTTCAGTTTGCAAAGACGAAGAATTTTACGAAGACGGCGTGAATAAAAGCACTGCTCCGACCTCTGTAATTTTCAATCTTTCTTACTGCATGGCAAAACTAGAAGCCGAAGACGGCAAGATTTATCACTACCTCGACAACGAGAAAACGGAGTTGAAATGACGATCTATAAAGAAATGGAATATCAATCTCGTCTTTATGAAGCCGAGAAGTTAGCAGAAGGGGAGGTGGGCGAATACAAATGGATGGTGCTGTCTCTCGGTTCTCACCCATGCGGTTATGTTTCTGTCCCTCAAAATCACCCGTTCTACGGCAAAGATTATTTTGAAATCGATAATCGTATTGAAGCGCATGGCGGGCTGACTTTCAGCGGGAAGTTGAGAAACATTGAAGGTCGTTGGTTTGGCTGGGATTACGCACACGCTGGAGACTTCACTTTCCCCTTTGTCATGACGGGAGACAAACTCTGGACAACGCAAAAAATTGTCGATGAATGTCTGAACGTAATTAAGCAATTTCAAAAATATGAAAAAGCAGAAGTTCAGCCAAATTTCAAGCTAACACATCAAGGAAAAATTCCCTTTGATCAATTTAAGTTAGGACAGGAGTTTTTAGCAATCAAAAACAAAAACGAAGGTCACCGTCATCTTCTAGTCATTGAAGAGGGGCTTTATGACTCTCTTTCTCGGGATTTAGTCAACAACGTTGAATGGTATGCGTGGGAACCAATAAACGTTGTGGCGGAAATAAAGAAGGAGAAGAAATGAAAACCTTCTTTGACTTTCTCTATCACCTTGTCGGACTAATGGCGGGCGCTGGTGGTCTCATGGCTTTTGTCGTCGGGTTAATTGTCGCTTGGGACAAAAACCATTACTTAGCTCTTTCCATTTTCTTAGTAGCCGTCATCTCGGCATTGGTTGTCACTATTTATTTTCAAAAACCATGAAACAATATCTTGATTTAATGCAACAAATTCTCGATAAAGGAAATCATCGAGAAGACAGAACGGGCGTTGGCACACGAGCAATTTTCGGTGCCCAAATGAGATTTGATCTCAAAGAATCCTTCCCGCTTCTGACAACAAAGAAACTTCATTTGAAGTCCATCATTCACGAGCTGATTTGGTTCTTGAGCGGGGATACAAACATCAAGTACCTGCAAGAAAACGGCGTGACGATTTGGGACGAATGGGCAAATCAAAACGGAAATCTTGGCCCGATCTACGGTAAACAATGGAGAGCATTTTCTGCTGTCGGAACATTCGCAAGAGTTGAAGTGTTTTGTGATGCTGAAGACTGTGATGACGAAGAAGACCACTATTTTGTGGCCGATGGAACAATCGAGGACGAGGAAGAAACAGATAGCGTAGATCAAATTGAAAATGTTCTTTGGTCTCTCAAGGATTTTCCATTCTCAAGAAGACATATTGTTTGCGCATGGAACCCATTAGTAATCGACCAAATGGCTTTACCGCCTTGTCACTGTCTCTTTCAGTTCTTCGTAAGAGAAGAAAACGGCAAGAGGTATCTGTCTTGTCAGCTTTATCAGAGAAGTTGTGACTTCTTCTTAGGTGTGCCGTTCAACATCGCAAGTTATTCCTTGCTAACACACATTTTTGCTGATTGTTTGGGTTATGTCCCTGATGAATTCGTTTGGACGGGCGGAGATGTTCATCTCTATGACAATCACATTGAACAGGTAAAACTTCAGCTTTCACGCACGCCATTACCCCCGAGCGCACAATTACATATAAGAAATCATCACGAATTCCCTTGGGAATACAAGTTCGATGATTTTGAGATCACGAGTTATGAATCATATCCCGCGATTAAAGCACCGATTGCAGTTTAGAGATTGTGAAAAAGGAGAAAGCGAATGAATCTCGACAAACTTAAAGAGGCCGAAGTGGTCGAGGGTCAAAAGCTCGGTCACCCTGATGACACTATTGGCGGCAAAGGGCTCTATGGTTCCGAAATAAAAGTGAGCATTGAAGGCGAAGGGTTTGAAGTCTCTTTTCTTGCCGCAGACGCAGTATATCTCGATAGAGCCGCCAGGGTTGTAGAGGCGCTCATGTGTTCAGAGAAGGAAAGAGCAAGAGTGAAAGAGAATGGTTCCAAAATGCGATGGTAAGCAATAGGTAAGCGGTGCTTTATTACCAAAGAAATAACTAGGCAGACAAACTCATTAAAGAAGAGAAAATTTATGGCAATGATTAGTCAATTTTTAGTCGCGCTTTTAGAAGAGGCTTATTGGTCTCACGAAGCCGAAAACATCTCGTTCAGAATAGATAAAAGCTACAGCGGACGATTCATGTATGGCGAAACGTGCTTGGGCTTTTGTCTTGAGCGAAACGCCGACTGGCTCGACATCTTCGATATGTTCGAGAACGTTAATCCTTACCTGTTTGAAACAGTAAAAAGAGAACTCAGAGAACTCAAAGAGTGTGCCCGCACTGACTCAATGGGCTTAGACAAGATTCTCTACTTTCCTGGACATCAATATCCGAAAACTTTTACCGATAAAGAGGCTTAATTATGGCAGTGAGTAAAATTGCAGAAGCGACATCAACAAACGCAAGGTTGATTGCAAAAGCACAAATTGGCAGTTCGACCGTGAAGTTCAAAGCGATTGATAAGCGGGACGAAAGTGAAATCGAACTCGAATTGACGGTCAGAGATTTTAAAGACTTTATCGCTCAGTTGATGGCAATGAAACCGTTCATTCGTGAAAATGTCATCGAAGCTGAATGAGATTCGTAAGGCTCTGAAAATCCCAATCAAAAAGAAGATTAGACAAGATTGTCATAAGGAGTTTGACAAACTTTGGAAGTACGGGGGAATGACAAGAAAACAGGCTTACGCTTGGCTCGCAAGAGAACTCGGCATTGAGTTTGAAGATTGTCATTTCTCCACCTTGTCTTTAGCAGAGCTTCAGAAAGCTAAGTTAATCATTCTGAAAAAACGCAAAGAATGGAAAGACAGAGGTAAGAGGTCTTTGACCCGTAGGCGAAGAGCAAGTCTTTGCGGTTTTGGCAATACAGAAGATTGGGCTTCGGAGTTTTATGAAGAACAATAGGAAGTCGGTTCGCTGGGTTTAATTCTGCTGGACTCATTTAAAGAAATTTCGCCAAAAATGAGTCCATTACAATGTCTTGGAAATCAATCAGACCAAGAGGAATTGTAATGAGAGTGCAGATTGTTGGCCCGCAAATTTGTTCTGAAAAAGAAGCATTCGCAGAAGAATTAGCTAAAAAACTCAACTGCAAGTACGTACACATCGAGGTTGATAAGTTGATCGACAAGAAGAAGTTTTCCAAGATGACAGATAACGGAGAGGCTTTTCTGAACTTTCACGAGCTGATGTTTAAGCGACTGAAGAAAATGATCGGAAATCTTCCCGATAACGTCGTGATCGACTTTTCCCCGATTGATATATACGTCACTGTTTTAGCAAATTGCTCATTCATCGTTCGCCCCGACGGGCTGACAGACGAGCAATTAGAAGCCCTGAACAAGCGTTTATTCGTTTTTGATGGGAATGTTGCTGAGTTGTCGCGGAGTTTCACTTGGTTGATTCATTTGCCCGCTAGAAAGAGTTTTGAAGCGTTTGACGGCACTTTAGAACAATGCGCATTGATGACCAACGGCTATATTGCAAAAACAGGTTTGAAAGCGTTAGCAGTCTCAAGAGACAGAACGCCAGACCCGATACCTTGCATCGACCCTGTGATTGAAGAGATGGAAAGTCTTGAACTCAAACAAGCAGAAAGCGAACTATCCAGACTTCGCAATGAGAAGATAACTTTTATCAATTAACACGATCTCGTTACGGTCTTTGCCAACCGCAATAGGTGTGACGAGATTTATCCTTAGAGCGCACATATGAAAAATATTGTTGGATTAGACCTTGAAACAACAGGTATTGGCGAAGACCACAAGATCATCGAGTATTGTGGATTGGTATTAAACGATAAATTGTTGGAAGACGAGTCAAAAAGTATCCTACAGCGATTTAATCCACAGAGAGCCATAGACCCGAAAGCACAAGCCGTCCATCACATTTCGTTGGCCGACTTAATGAGCGAGCCAATTTTTGAAACGAAAGCAGAAGCGATTCACGAGCAATTGAAAAACGCCACACTTATCGTGATTCATAACGCCGCCTTTGATACTTCTTTTCTGAACCGAGAATTTAAGCGTCTCGGTATGAGTGAAATTACAACTCCGACCCTTTGCACTATGAGGTCAACCCGCTGGGCGACATTTGATGGAAAAGTACCGAGATTAAAGGAATTGTGCTTTGCGCTTGATGTCATATACAGCGAAACAGAAGCTCACTCGGCTCGGTATGACGTTGAAGTAATGTTGGCGTGTTTCTGCAAAATGCTAAGAAGTGGAAATATCGACAAAAACTACATCTTTCCATTCAACCAAATAAGCGAAGAGCTGTACTTGAAAGCTGATGGAATGTCTTTGATTTAAAAGAACATTCCATTATTCACCCCTGTAAACTGCAAGGGTGAATCGCATGAAAGCGGTTTTCAACAGCAAACAAGGAGTTTAGAGTGAGAATAGATAAACCGTATTTTGAACAGGCTTTGGTCAATTGGGCTTTGAGAGGGAATAGAACAAAAACGTTCAGAATGACTGAATTAAAAAACGTGAGTTTTATTTGCACTAAAAACAAAAACGTTGCCAGATGCAATGCCTACTATATTTTCAACCATAAAGGCAGGGGCAACGCTATTCGCATTGGAGATTTCTACAGCGAAGTAGTTGAACAAAAGACCGAAAGTAACCCCGTAAAGTTCAAATTTAATCACCCCGTGTCCGTCAACGAAATTGTAGAAAACTTAAGAAGGGTTAATCTGCTCGGAAAAGATAAACATTCGATATTGTCAGCATTAAAAGTAGCTCTTCCTCAGAAGACGTTAAAAGAGATGTTGGACTTCAGAGAATCTACAACAATTCTTTCTTCAGCTACAAAACCTTCAAAGCATTCGACAATTAAAAAGGTTGTAGCGGGGGCGTCTAACGATACGACAAAGTTGGTCACTCCCATTGACCCGATTAAGGAAGTTAAGCTCAAAAACTTGGAACAAGAACTTGAGCTGATTGACCTCAAAATCCGTAAGTGTGAGATTTTAAAAGAAATTTCAGCTCTTAAGAATGGCTAACTAACTACTTAATTCTATGTGGGCGCAACCCGCCTACATAGAGTAGAATACAATAATACTTAAGTAAGTAACTACTTAAGAAGGTAACAAAATGAATGGTCTTTCAATAGTCGAATGCAAAGTCTACGGTGTTGAAAAGTTGGTTGAGGTCGGTAAAGAGTCTAATGACCCGCTAACACGTTATCTCGCTGAATGGTGCGAAGTTTTAACAGAACAAGAAGAGGCTTTTTGCGGAGCGCTTTCAGAACTTGACGAACTCAAACTCGTGATTCGTTCACTGACTAAGAGACACACTGACAACGTTAAAGAGGTTGCAAAAGCTCGGCTCATTAAAGACCGAAAAGAGATAGCAGAAAACGCAGAAGACGAATTCAACGAAACAATCAACTATGCGCTTGAAAAGCTTAATTCTGCTTACAACATCATTGAAAACTATTTGATCGAAAAACAGCAGTAGGAGACATTTATGAACTTCATCATTAGCAATCGAGAAACGATTTTCGGTCGTTCTCCAAAATTCAGCGCTCTAATCGAATACGAGGGCAGAGAATTTAAAGTTTCGGTCACAAAAAAGACAATTACGGTCAAAAACAAACTTAATGTTCAACTGTTCACCGAGCCAAATCGCTACACCATCGATGAGCAGGGAGCTATGAGGGGGTTAAGAGACTACATCGTAACTCACAACATCTAACGCATTGACGGTATAGGTTTAGAACCTATGCCGTTTTCTCGTGCTCAAAAATCTTGGAATGAAAATGACACACTTACAACGTGCTTACATCTTTGACATTGACGGCGTTTTGGCCGATTGCTCTCACCGTCTGCACTTTATCCAACAAGAACCAAAAGACTGGAAAAGGTTTTACGAAAATTCGGATAAAGACGAAGTTATTCAACCAAACAAAAACACGCTAAGACTGCTCAGAAACGCTTTGCACGGTTATCAGACTAGAGGAATCTTGTTTGTCACGGGAAGGTCTGAAGCCTATCGAGAATTAACCATGAATTGGCTAAAAAAGAAAGTTTGGGGATGTTTTGGAAACTTTTACGATGATATGTTGTTCATGCGTAAAGATGGAGATTTTCGCCCCGACTGGGAAGTCAAGAAGGAAATCTACGAAAAGGAACTCAAGGACAAATATGAGATTCTTGGAGTATTTGAAGACCGCACACAGGTTGTTCAAATGTGGCGGTCACTTGGATTGACCTGTTATCAGGTCTGCGAAGGAAATTATTAGAAGAATGAAAACAGAAATAGAACACAAAGAAGCAATTGCGAAAATTGCCAACGCTCATACTGAAGAAGAACAACTCAGACAGATGGAAGAAGAAGCCGTTGAATGCGCCTTGGCTATCATCAAAATGCGTCGTCACGGTCACAATCCAATTACGCGAAAAGATTTAGTCACCGAGCTTGCAGACTGTCTGATAATGATCGAACAACTTGTTTGGCGTTTCGGTTATCAAGATGAAGTCGCCATAGAGATGGTCAATAAGATCAATCGGGAACTAACACGAACAGGTCAGGCAGAATTCTTCACAACAGAGGTTTTCATCTAAAAATCAGCCCCGAACTTTCGGGGCTTTTTCATGCTTGGAATGAAGATAAGGTGAGTCTCCCCGCCAATATTCACACCTCTACAATAAGCATATAGAAATTCTTTTGTAATCAAAGAGGTACAACATGAACGAGAAACAAATAGCTGAAGATTTAGATGAACTTATGAGCACATTGAACACTGAAGATGTCATCGTCATTGACGAACCTGTCGGCATCCCTGAAGTCGTCACAAAAGACTTCGTTGAACAAAAGCTCATCGCTTTAGACAAGGTTGAAAAAGTCGAAAAGCAAGAAAAGACCGCAAAACCCGCTAAAGCGAAAAAAGTTGCAAAAGCTCCGAAAGAAAAGAAAGTCTCCGAACCCCGCGTTACTTACAAAGACGGTTACGGGAAGATGTTGGAACAACGCATCAAGAACTCGAAAGACGTGCTGGCGCTCACAAAAGACATTGATGAAGAAGAACAGGTAAAAGAAGTACGGGAACTTGAAAAGCTCTTAGACGACAAGACGGTCTTCTCTCAGAAAAAGGTTTGCGAAAAGGTTATTCAGCTTTACACATTCCTTACGGGCGGTTGCAGTCTTAACACAGTACTCAAAATTGCTTTTGATACTTTCAAGCAAGACGGTTTTCTTGACGGTGGTAAAAAAGGGAACCTCTATCAAGCACTGCTGAAGAAACCCTACAGTCCTGGAACTGCAAACGCTCAGTCGGCTCAAGTCATGAATATGCTCCCTAAGCTCGGTATCGCTGTTAAGGTCGGTCATCGTTTAACTCCTGACCCTGAATCAAACCTGCTCCCGCTGATCTATCAGAAGATGGGAATCTAAAGAAACGAAAGCCCCGCTTTTGCGGGGCTAATTTTTACTCTATTGTCAATAACTTCGGCTTGTAATCTAAGCTCTCTTGACCGTAATATCCAAACGAATTTTCAACCAGCTTTACTCCGCCAATCTCAAGCTCGGCTTTGACATGGGTATGACCGAATACCCACGCTTTAATGTTTGACCGAGAAGGAAACATTCTTGTAAGGTCAGTGCAGAAAGCACTTTGAAGCGAGCTGTCTTTGTACATTGGCGTTGTATAGAAGGTCGGTGCGTGGTGCGTTAAGACCACACATTTTTCATCTTTGTGTATTTCAAGCAGTCTATCAAGCTCAAGCAATTCTTTTGTGAATCTGTCTCGGTAGTCTTTAGCTGTTAAGCCGTGAATGCACCTGAAATCATTAAGACGTCGAATAATCTCAAGCTCATACACAGGGTCAAGCTCAGACCAGAGTGTTCCGCCAATAATAGTGACGTCATCTACTTTGATGGTACTCCGAGCGTCATTCAAATTTAGAAAACGAACGTTATTATATTCGGCGTAACGTTGGCGATAGAGTCCAACGGGTGTTGGACTCTCATCAAACGATGAAAAGTAGTAATCGTGGTTGCCTAAGACACAAATGACGTTTTGGTATTTATGTCTGACTAAGTTGAAGAAGTAGTCTGTATAGATTAAGGCGTGTTCGCTGTACCAGTTGCCAATATCTCCCGCTACTAAAAGATTGGGGGCAGTTGGCTTGAGAAATACGCTTTCCAAGAATTCTGTACCCGCTTCACCACTTCCTACGAAGTGATCAAAATGCAGGTCGGAGACTACATCAAACTTAGTCATGTTTAATTACCTGTAAGGATATTCGTCGTTATCCGTGTACTTTGCTTGAATCGGCAAAGAGACGTGCTGAGGTTCGTCATTGGAGTCCGAACGCTTCATTGCACGACGTTCAACGACTTCCATAATCGCATAGTTTGCAAGATCAAGCAGAGTGTCTTCAATGCTTTCATCTTTGACTTGACGGTCAGACTTGCGATAAAGAGACTTAATGCGCTCAAACTTATCAGATAAACGAATCAAAATCGCTTCGGGAAACTCCGAGCGGGTTTTAGCGAAAGAATCCCCGTAATCAGTGTTCTTGGCAACGTAAGTCTGATGGAGGTTCGAGCAAATTTCGTTATGAATTTTGTATTTATCAATCATTTTTCTTTTTGGTTTGAAGTTGATCTTTGATGTACTCTTCCGCCCACTGAAGGGTGTTCTTGGAAATATTCTGAATGTTCTCGTTGTTGACAATAGCGGGAACGACGATCATGGCGGCTATTGTCTTTTGATTAGGGAGAAAGGTATTGAGAAGAAGAACACAGATAAAAGCGCCGAGAATTTTTGGCATCATCGGATTAAACCAGCGACAAAATTTTTCGTTGGTTTCTTCAGACTCTATAATTGCAGTTCCTATTCGGGCAACCAGTAATCCAAAAACAATCAAAGAGCCGAGAAAACATAAACTTCCCAATACTCTCTTTACTTCATCTATTGTGGCAATGGCGTAAATTGTGGTCGGTGTTAATTCGATCATTTTTCTTTCTTGGGATTAAGTTGTTCTTGGATGAATTGTTCTGCCCACTGAAGAGCGCCCTTGGAGATGTTCTGAATACTTTGGTTAGCAGAGATGGCGGGGACGACGATCATGGCTGCTACAGTGCTCCGACTAGGAAGAAAAGCAACTCCTAAGAACGCGACAAACACTATTGGGCCTATTACTTTATTTGTTTTGTCGGTTACAAGTTTGACTTTGTTATATGTCTTAAGCTCGTAATATGTACTAGAGTCACAGTAGGAGACTGCTTTAATAATGTTCATCACTACTAAAGCGATTCCTCCTAAAACTAAGGTGAGACCACAGACGCCGTTAAACGCGTCAAGTTGTCCAACGAAGTAAATAAGAAGAGGTGAAATTTCCATTATTCTTCCTCCTCGTCATCATCTTCTTCGTCTTCGTATATATCGTCAGCAAGAGTGCTGACTTCTTCCATGTAATCCCAAAGATGTTCAAGAACATCGCCTTCTGAAAGAGCTTCGTCTTCCGAGATTTCGTTAATCTCCTTAAGCTCGGAAATGTCTTTTTCCCATCGATCTGCAAGTTTTTTGAGTTCCAACCAATATCCGTCTATACGTTTCTTGTGATCGCATTGAATTACTTTCACTGTCATAGCTATTCGTCCTTTGCTTTTTGAATCTTGTAAACAAGAAAGTCAATCATTGGAGCTACATTGATTACTGATAAGTCTTTTCTCCATTCAGGTTTCATAAACAAAACTATTTGAATAAACTTTTCAAACCGTCTTGCTACATCTAGGACAAACTCAGCTTGTTCAATCGTTAGTTCAACTTTCTTCATTCTTATTTCCAGTGACCGTGATACCAGCGCTTAAAGATGCTTCCGCACCATTCCCAAAAAGCTAATCCAGCGGCAATAGGAATAGGTGCCCAGATAGCCCACTCCTTAGGTACGAGGTGTGCGACTGTGTAGAGGGATGCTCCTAACAGCGTGAAGATAAGAACGACTTTGATGGTAAGGAAAAAGTAATCCCAAAAGACTTTGGTAACGTTCGCTCTGACTTTTTCCATCAGGTCGATTTTCTCTTGGACTTTATTTTCTTGGCTGACCAGTTCGGCGATTCTTTCGTTGATCTTATCCTCGAAAGCAATCTCTACGTCACTAGACATACGGACACCATCAGGTCTGCTTTCAACTATTCTTTCAAAGTAAGGAAGCAGGGTGTCGCAATAACGTTTGTCGTGAGAACCAACGTCAGGGTTACGTGCAATATTATTTAACTTCTGAGCTAAGAATTGACAATCAAAGTAACTGAGTTTCATTTTTTATTTTCCTTGTAACGTTCAGGTAAAGCTCTGAAAGCCACTGCTTCAGGGTAATAAGAAGGAGTGTTTTCCCACCATTTGTCGCAACCTTCGGGGCCGTAAGTGGCGTGAAACTCTCTGATTGTTAAATCTCCGTACTTGTCCTGTACAAGCCAGTCTCCCTCGCTGGGAGGTGTGACGGAAGGGTAGGGATTCCAACCGTTAGGGTTGTAAACTAGCTTGAATTCTTCTAATGGAATTTCAAAGATTACGGTTTGATAAGAAGGTTGAACGTATTTTTGAAGACGCACGTAAGTGGAATCTGTTTTCCAGACACGACAAACTTGTTCATCAATCTCTTCATCGGTGAAGAAAGCTCCGACTGTCTTTTTAAGCTCTTCGTTCTTAATCTGCCACATTACTTAATTCTCTCGAAGCATTGAAATTTGAAACCGAACGGTCGGTCTTCAGTCTTAGAATGTTCTTCAACCCAAACGAGCTTCCATTCGTTTTCATCTAAAGCGTCAAATGTCGTATCACCTTCAAAGTCCGCATCAATCTCAGTAATCCAAGCTCTCTTTACATAGGGCAAAGCACGTTTGTAAAGTTCAGCTCCGCCAATAATGAACACCGTTTCATCAGAATTAAGGCACTCTAAAACATCTTCTAAGGAGGAGCTGACAAAGGCGTTCTTAGCTTTGTAATCAGAATTGCTCGTTAAAACGATGTTGCTTCTTTCAGGCAGAGCTTTTTGACCGATGGACTCCCAAGTATGGCGCCCCATAACGACGTGATGACCGAGTGTTTTTGCTTTGAAAAACTTCAGGTCTTCAGGCAATCGCCAAGGTAATTTGCCGTCTTTGCCAATCACGCCGTTCCGACTGCGTGCAACAATGAGATTAACGAATGGATTGGGCACGATTAGAGACCTTTTGTATCCCAAAAACCGTCCAAATGAGTAGGGTCAATCGGATATTCTCTGAAAGAAAGAACAGCGAGGGTGTTAGAAGGATTCCACTTCTCACCATCCCAATAAATCTGAAAGACTTCGGAGGGATAATCGTTGATCTTGAAATTAGAAACGCAGTAATAACCAGGCCGAGGCGGTTTCACTTTAGAGAAATCGTTCCAAGTTCTAGGGTCGTATTTTTCAACTTCCTCAAGCTCTTCTTTTTCAACTTCGAAACTGACTTGATTAAAGCCAAGACAGTCATTCTTTCCGAAGAGAACGTAAGAAAATTCATCGTCAATTTGCTTTTTGCAGAACGAATCAATTTCGTCTTGAGTAAAGAAAACGAGAATTTTCTTCTCGATTTCGGGATTCTTAATTTGCCACACTCTCTAAATCTCCTTTGTCATCCAAATGTGACCTTCTTGAGGCGAATGTTGGTAAACGTTTAGTCTGCGAAAGCCTTTGTTTTCGTACCAACGTCGAACAAACGAATCAGCGACAACCTGCAAAACAACACAAGACAAATTTTGTTGCTTGGCGATTCTCAACGCTGTCTCTAACAGTTCGTTACCGTGCCCTTGGCGACGATGCTCTTTGAAGATTTCAACGTTTGTTAGATAACCTTTAGAAAGATCATCTAAGTAAATCAATAAACAACATTGACCAAACTCAGTCTTGACCTCAATTTGTTTAATGTTGTTCATTCAAAATCGGACTATTAAAAATTGTCGGAGGGTGGGGCTCGAACCCACGACACACCCTTATTAAAGGCCGCTCTACCGACTGAGCTACCTCCGACCGTTCGTATTCCCTTCAACAAAATGGCGCCTGTTGCCGGTCATACAGGACTGTCAGTGGCCAACCGACAGACCTTACACAGATGTTCGCTACACACCTGCACACCACCTCAAAAACCTACACGGACTCCGAGACACAAGCCTTGCGAGACCTATATGTCTCGGATAGTGCAGGTCAACTCCTAGTGGAGCGGGTAGAGAGACTCGAACTCTCGTCAACGGCTTGGAAGGCCGTTGTTCTACCAGTTGAACCATACCCGCAACAACCTTGGTCGCAGGGGTTGGATTCGAACCAACGCGTCTCGCTCAGAGAAACGGATTTACAGTCCGCCGCCATCGACCAACTCATGCCACCACTGCGATTAAAACTTCAAAATCATCTGTTTGCCAAATGACTTTGAGGCGGAGTCTGTCGATCTTTAACAGACCCCTTGTTATTTTTCCGCCACGACCCAGCGCTAGACCGTGTTGAATTGGCTAACCTCACCAAAGCCTTAATCAGAGTAAAAAGGCTTAAACTCCGCAAACGCTTTTGGATAGTTGCGATAACCTTCTTCGTTTAAGGTTCACCAAGAATAGAACCGCTACAGAAACCCTGGAGCACGGCATTCGTTGCTTGTAGATCAAACAAGCAAACTGAATTTGGTGGCTCTCCGAGTTGGACTTGAACCAACGACCCACGGATTAACAGTCCGTCGCTCTACCAACTGAGCTATCGGAGAATCATTTAAAAGATTGAAGCAGAACCCACAAGCTCAAAGGAATTCTCACTTGTGGAAGCTCATTGAAGTACATTCTTTTAACAACAACTGAAACTTCATCAGGTTCTGCTCAACCCCGTTCTAACTATCAAAAAATATGCGATTTGGGAATAGAAGGGCGGAATTGCACCGCGTTCACTCAGGTTATGAATCTGAAAACCTTGAGGAAATCTTCAATCTCTAACAAGCGTCCGTTGTCAGAGCTTCTTATTTCCTACTACTTCTCGGTCACGCTTCTAAGCCATTAAGTACCAAGTCGCAGATTGTCTAACCTCTCGAAGTTGATCGACAATCCTTGTTTTACATAAGTAATCACTTACATCCTATAAAATGATGCGAGAGTTGGTCTGTTCCACAGATTTGAGATAATTTCGAGTGATAAAACCACCATAAAACCAACTCTCGCTTTATCAGCTAACTTTAAGGAGATCTATTTTTAAAAGAGCAATCTTTTTCTTATTTGTTTCTCATTATAAGCAAATATTAAGTAAATAACTACTTATAAATGAATTAAAGCATTAGGATTTACCCGAAGAACATCACGTCAATTAACGATTATTATGCTAACTAATTGATTTTAAAGGATATAATTATTTTATTGACTTTTCCAAAAATTCACCTCTTGGCTACGATTGAAACACTACTCACCCGCCAGTAACAATCTCGGTATTATGTCTATATCGAAACAAACTCAACAAGGGAATTACAAAATGACGGTACTAATAGATGCTAAAAGGGGCGATTACATAATCAGTCAGTTTTTGCTTAATGGATACCTGACCGATGGCAAGCTAACAGATGAAATGCTTTATCCGTTAGGCGCATCTATCGGAGGTCTTTGCGATTGGATTGATTTCTACACTGATCTTAGAACGCTCACTGATTTTGCAGTTGCGGTTTGGTTAGAAGATAAATATGTGTACGAAAAACTGAATGAGGTTTACGAAGAAGATAAGAATTTACGTTCGAACGAACCTTCGGGTCTTGAACTTTTTATGAACAAATACTTCCCTAAAGACAAAGACAGAACTAAAAAACACATGATTGATTGTTATCTCAGTTACATGAGATCAATCTTCACCGATCTTATTCAGTTGGCGTTGAAGACAAATAACCTTTACAAAATTAAAGAAGAAATTAAGATTGAACCAGTCGAAAGAGCGGAAATTTACCCCGACATTTGGTTTTCAAAGAGACATATCAAGAGATATTGCTAATACAGAGAAATAACATAGAAGGGCTGTAAACAACGAATGAATACAGCTCTCATAAACGCCTTGATAGCTTGCCTATAATCAAATAATGAATTTTTAAAAGGTCATCAAAATGACAGAACTTAGAAAAGAAATCGAACAAGCCGTTGCTCATACTGGATATGCGGTTTATATCAAACCTAATGGCACACCTGATTACGTCACAAAAGAAACTTTGGCAAACTTCGCTTTGTCTGCACTTTATTGAAAAGCACAATCAGCATTACGCAATTCTTGAAGATGATGGCGGAAAAGAAGTCCCGCTCAATAACTCTGATGAATTAAACGAACTTATTTCAAGTCAAACGTTCAATAGAGGCGACTTCTTTGATGCTAAAGAAGATTGTCAGACACATCTCGACTATTCTCTTGAATGCGGAAATATCACTAAAGAACAATATGATTCTTTAGTCGATGATTTAAAAAATTGCTAAAACGCAAATAAAGGGCTGTAAACGAAGATAACGCACAGCCCTGTCAAACTACTTTCGACATAGGCAATCGCTTAATAGAGAACGAATACAAGCCGAAGAAAGACGTACAGACGTAATACGTATATAGACAGACAATCAATAGATGTAAGAGAGAACAGAAGAAAGAATCAATAGGTGTAAAACAAAACAGAGAAATCAGTCAATGGGTGTAAGAAAACAGAGAAGAGAGAGATACAACAGGATAAGAAAGAAGTAGAGGAAAGAATCAATGGGTGTAAGGCAGAAATAGGGGGAGGGATTGATAACGCAAATTCATAACTCAATCAATCTGACACTATTTTCCACATTGTGAAATTCTAAGCTAATTCCAATATTTTCACATCAATCAGTCTCTCAATCCAAGGCAATGAGTCTCTATTTCCAAGGCAATGAGTCTTTCTCTCATAGGCAACATTCGGAGTCTTCTTTTTCTAGGCAGTCATTGATTCCAAGGCACTGAGTCTTTAATTCCTAGGCACTGACTTAGAATCTCTCGGAAATGATTTATACAGTAAAACCACTGTATTTATACAGTAATCTTATCCCTTGAAAACTGAGCATCTCACAGAGGGTCTGACCAAGCTCTAAGCCCCGCCGTTATTGGGTTTAAGAAAATCATCAATTTTAAGATTTGGACAGTTTATTTATACAGTAACCTTCCAAAAAGTGATTGAAATATAATGAATTTATCAATTTTATGAGAGGTTACGACGATGAAGATTACGAGAATGCAGTTTGACCGCATGGTTATACCAAATTTACAGTCTCCGAGAATCACAATCAAAGTATTTGATGAAGAAAACAGGGAGTATGTGCTGACCAAAGAATGGAACACAGACAATGATATTTACCTCACATTAGACTATTTGAAGGTTATGTCGGAGGTAAATGAAGAAACTCGTCAAGAAATTACCAATTACATGGGTAATATCGTCAACAGCGTCATGAAAGCACTTGAAAATACGATTTAAAAGGGCGGTCTGACAAAGCAGTGAGCGAAAATTTTTGAAAAAGACGAAAATGAAGAAGTCTTGAGGCTCTTGGAGAGTTGCTTAGTCAGACCCTCTATGAGATGAAGAAAATCATCTACGAAAAAATAACAGCAAGGATTTTTGGCTGAATAAAGCAGTGGAAAGAAGAAAGGGAGGGCATATCCGGACGAGATTTATCCTTGAAGCGTCATGTGAGAGCGCCTAGGAAAGATAAAGACGCCTTGGCAGAGAAGAGATGGCGGAGAATTGAAGAATCTGAAAGCTATTCCTTGGCGGGATTTATCCTTAGAGCAGAAGTACGTGTGCCTTGGAGGGAGAACAAACGAAAAACCTGGAAAACACGTGGCTAAAATAAGAAGAAATATATCCTTGGCGCAGAATTTGTAACAAAACGGGAATTTTTCCCATAGTTGATAAGAGGATAATGGGAAAATTTCTCCTAATTCCTAGGAACAACGGGAAAATATTTTATAGTTATTGGAATCGAATTAAAGAAATCTCCCCGCCTACGTTCGTAAGCGTAAACTGTGAATTGTCGAAACAAACACACTATGGGAGTTTAAAAATGACGAAACTTGAAAACGTTGCGAACCTTCTTTCTGAAACAATCGGTGACTTAAGCGTTACCAAAACCTTCGGTAATTTGCGTGTTGAACTTCATACCCCGTTCGGTGTGAACAAAGAAGATGAAGTTTACGAAGAACACCTTCCCGTTGACCTGTATCTGTACAGAAAAGACCCCGAAACTAATGAAGAAGGTAGTGCCGTTTGCTGGTACGCAGTCAAACTCTTCTCTGATGAAGAATGCAAGCGATTTGAGCTGATTTACTTCCCCGATAAGCGTATGACTTATAACTACTCAGAAGACGAAATGGGTGATGAAGCTCTGAATTCTTTGAGCTACATGATGTATCGGCCCGATTTCATCAGGTTCGTTATACCACTCATCAATGAGTTCATTGAGAAACTTCAAACCGAAATAGCGAAACTCTAACCGACAAGACAAGCCCCGCAGAAATGCGGGGTTATTTTTTAAGCAGCTTTCTTTGGAATTTTTATTTGAATTTATTTATAGCCTAGGAAACAAAAATCTATTTCCAACAATGAAAATAATTTAATTCCTAAGAAATAAATTAGTAGGTTTAAAACATTGGAATCGAAAATATTTACAGCTCCCGCCAATAATCAAAAGACTAATATATACATAACGAAACAACGAACGAGGGAGTTCAAAAATGTTAAACAGTAAAAATATTCGCAAGTTATTTAAAGAAGATGAATTTACAAAACTGTTCGACTTCTTTGGTTGCGATAAAGATAGTTCAGAAGATGAATTGCAGTCTTTAGCTGAAATGCTTAATGAAACTTATGAACACGGTTGCGCTTCGGGAGCTTGCGGGCCGTTGATTTACTACTCTGACACAAAAGAGTTTTATCAAAAGTTTGAAGATCAAGTTGATGAATTTGTTGAAAATCTTTGCGCCGAGCTTGGGTGGGCGGATTTTCAACAAACAATGAGACTTGAAATCTATGAAATCATTGAAAAAACAGACTGCGCAATTAACAATTACGTGTGGGTTTATGTAGAAGATGTAATCAGTAGAATGATTGATATGGTTGAAGAATAACCATACCGAAGAGCGGGAGCAATCCCGCTTTTTTAATCAATGAATTGTAGGCATTTAATTGATACGGTATTTGTTGCCAAGGCATTTAATTATTTAATTCCAATAAATTAAATCCAATAAACTAATTCCAATAAAAACAATTCTAAATCCTAGGCTATGGCTTTCTAAATCATTGGATTAAAAAATAAATTAACTCCCCGCCAATAATCAGTAGCGTAAACTTTAATCATCGAAACAAACTTAACGGGAGTTAAAAATGATTGTTATAACGATTGAAGCAACAGTTAATCTTCATGACTGCTGTAATAACCTTTTCAGGTTAATAAACGAAAGTGCTGAGAAAGTCTTCACGACTGAAGAATTACTCAAGTTTTGGGATAACGAAGAATTCAATCAAAAGATTCTCGCTTACGTCGAAAATGAAGTGCTTGATAGCGGTCATCAGTTTCTTTATGAAATCGGTTTGTCTTTCAAAGACATTATCACGTGTACCGACAAAGCGAAAAGAATTTATACAGCGCTTTACCTCAACTGGTTAGTTGCTAAGTTGGTTGATGATGCAGAACAGTAAAGGGGTGAATTATGAACTTAGATGATTATTTAATCGGTTATTTTCTAGAAGCTCACATGACCGCTTTAATTAACAATGACTTCACAGGGCTTGATTATGATTATCCCGAAGAAGCCGAAACAGTACGGGAATTCATGCGACACAATAACGTACTCACAACGGTTGACCCTGATGATGAAGGGGAGTTTTACCGTGATGACATCTTAGGTGTTTGGGGTACGTGCTACAGGTGCTATTACAAACCTCTTGATTAACGAAAAGAGACCCGCTAAAGAAGATTGGCGGGTTTTGTTTTGCGTAATTAAATCCTTGGAAACAACAGAGCTATTTGTTGGCCGAAATTTATATCCAGAGCCGAATGCGCACGCATTGCCTTGACATTAAGCAAACGAAATCCAACGAAAAAGAATAATCAATTCCTTGGCGCTACAAACTCGGAAGTAAAAACGCAACATTATTGGAAGTGAAAACGCTACAACGTTGGAACTAACTGAAAACAATCTCCCCGCCAATAACCATGAGAGTAATATACATATATTGAAACAACGCACTAAAGGGAGTGCAAATGAAAGACTTAGTTAAAAAATACGCAAAATTCGCAGGTCGTCATCAAAAAAATCACGGTTGTCTGAACGACTACAATCAGTTGAGAAGTTGTGATTTCACTGCTGAGTTGATTTTTCTTGCTGATGACGTTCAATTTCTTAACGCAGATAAAAGCATCACAAAAACCGAGTACGGTGTCTGGGTTAAAGTTTGCGAGTCAACCGATTCAATCGACAACGATTTTAATGACAAGGGCGCCGATTGGGATAGATTACATATCTCAGTACCCAAAGATGTCGAATTCTTCAATTTCATGTTTGACTTAGAAAACGAAGAAGAAAAACAACAATTCAAGAATTTCTTGTTTGACTTCTATAACGATTATGTGTGCGTATAGCACACAACGCCCCGCAACCCTGCGGGGTTTGTTTTTACATCAATAATTCCTAGGAATTAGAAACAAAATTCCTTGGCTCTAACTTCATAACTTCTCAAACGTTGGCTGTAATTAAGTTAACTCTCCCCGCCAATACTCAAACGGGTAATATGTCTATATCGAAACAATGAACGAGGGAGTTCAAAAATGAAGACTTACGAATTACAACCTTCTGAGTACGACGGTCACAAGAGTTTTTACCATAAAGCAAAGGTTCAAGAGCTTGAAAGCGGTCTCAAAATTTTGGTTTCTTACTCGACAAAAGTTGCTTACATCAAAAACGGTACACTTTACAAGATGTCGTCTGCATGGTCACGCACAACGGCCCGTCATATCAAATCATTCTCAGACCGCTACGCAACCAATAACCCCTACATCGGTAAGCACGATTGGGATATGAGAGAAATTCCCGCTTTTCTCTAAACAAAAGACCCGCAGGGATGCGGGTCAAACGCTGACTGATTCAATTCCTAAGATTTAAAAACTTAATTCCTTGGCACTCAATTAGTCACAGTGCAAATCTTGGCACTAACTTTAATCAAACTCCCCGCCAATAAACACGAGAGTAATATACATATATCTAAACAACGAACTAATAGGGAGTTTGAAAATGTTTGATGATTATGATCAATTAGCTGAGTTCTTCGGTTGCGATTTTGATGATTTAGAAATGCTTGAATCTTTAGAAGAATTGACAGAGATTGACGAACAAATCTCTAAAGACCTTGAAGAATGGGGCGAAGAAGAATCAAGCGAAGAAGAATAAACAAAATTTCAGCCCGTGAGCAATCACGGGCTTTCGAGCGTAAAATAAATAAGTGATTACTTAAGAAAAGGTATTATGAAATGCTTTATTTCTCGCTCGAAAATGAAGAATCCAAACCCTTCCGACAAAGATTGACCAGCGTTGGCGTCTCTCCCTTCGGCTTTGGAAAGAATGTCAACCTTGTGTTTGATGACGAAGGAACCGCTTTCTTGGAATCTCGCGGTGACTTCTTGGCTTGCTATACGAAAGATGGAATTGTTCACAGGTTGGCAGAAGGAAAGACTGGCAGACAAATTCTTCATGTCATGGCGTTTATCTTCAGAATGCGATTATTCCATGGCAGAACGTACAGGGGAATAGAAACGGAGGAACAATGGTTAGAGCTACCGATTGAACCATATCGGTTTAGGTTTCTCTGCGATATTGCTTAAAACACCTTCTAAAACCTTTGTAGCGCTCTTCTGAGCGCTTTTCTTTTGTTTTTTGAGTACCGAACTGCGTTGAAAAGAAAAACCTCTCAGAAAGCGATTTTGAGCGTTTCTGAGAGGTTGAATGTCAGATGAGCAAGCTATGAGGCGATGGCTTTATCTGCAAGCTCATTGGAAAGTCTTACGCACTTATTACGCAAGGTCTTGATGTCAGACTCAGAGGCGCCCGATTGGGTCAAGGCAGAAAGCATTTCACGCAACTCAGATAACGCTTTGGCTTTTGCTCTGATTCTTTGACTTTCTGCACGTTTCTCAAGGCGTGGTTGACGCTCTTTGTTGATCTCAGAATTGATTGAAGCGGTCATGGCATTCTTTTTACGAATGTACTCTTTGGCGGCTTTTTCAAACATCTTTTTCTCCAAACGATGTAAACAAAATGACGAAAGCGATTCACTTTCAACAATTCTCATTATACACAAATAAATAAGTAGTCAACTATTTACAAAAGAAGTATTTTGTGATACAGTCATGTTCATGATATTTTGTGACGAAAGTCACACCTTCTTTAGGGCTTTTCTGGGAACTTTTGCGTTTTCTTTGGCGAGGTTAGAACTAAGCGGATGTTGATCCGATCGGTAACCTGTTGAAGATGGAAAGTCTCTTAACCATTACAGTGCTTCTTGGATTAGTAGTACCAAGTTGAAAAAATGGGTAAGGGAACTTTTACCATTTTCTTTTCAAGGTTTTCCAATCGGATGTGTAAACCCTTAAGAAAAAAGAGAAATAGAGAATAAAGAATTAAATTTAATTATTCTTAGCCTTAGCCGCATTGCGTCCAGAGAAAACGCAAAAAGAAAAACCTTCGAGACGACACAACATCCCGAAGGGAAGAAAAATTACATCTGAACTAAATCAAGAACCGTTATCATTACCAAACTGAGAAACCAAAGTAAGGCAACGAGCATCTTTCGATACTCTTTTAGTTCTTTGTGTGATATAGTTCTTCTGTGCTTTTTATGCTTCGTACTCATTTAAGCACTTATGGAATTATCAGCCCCGCTACTACCAATAGCGGGGCTTTTTAATTATCACTTACAAGTAAATGACAACTGATTTAGCGCCCGCATAAATCTAAGCGGATTGTGCTTTTGAGTGTTCGCTTAAAAAAGCAATTTCATTATAACAAGCGGTAGAGTAGGCGGTCTTTTATTAGCAGGCGGTGAGTCTCTCAATTCAAGGCATTCAAATAACCAGTTCTTCAAACTCTGGCAATCAAATTCGGTGGGTTTTAATGCCAAGGCACTATTCATAGATATACAAATTCGTTGGAAGCCGTTGAAATCAAAGGAATTTTCATACATACAACATCTTGTATGCGTTCCAACATAATCAATATCGATAAAACAAACCCGCTGTACTTTGAGCTAAATAGGGTAGCTCTGAATACAGCGGGTTTCTTACTGCTTAAACTTCGATTGAGTCAATTAGATAGCCCTGATCGCTGTAACTGATTCTTGCGTAACCGTCGGCTTTACCGCTCAAGACCTCGTATGCACCCTTGTAACCGTTTTCTTTTGCATACAACTGTATGGTTGTATATTCAATGTCGTTAATTTCATCAATCGCTCTTTTGACGAATTCACGGGCTTCTTTTTCGCCCTTTACAAAAGTGAAAACGACGGGGAAACTTCCCCAGAGCCAAAAACCAAGTTCTTTTCTATGAGTTTCGACGAACTCGACTAATTCAGCAGTCTCACCTTTTGAAAAACGTTTGAACTCTTCAAAATTACTGAGAACAACACAATAATTATTATCTTTTGCGGTGCGATCGTACTTCTTGAATTTTTCGATCTTCATAGTGTGAACTCCCATAGTTCGTTGTTTCGATAACTATATATTAACTGTTTGAATGTAGGCGGGAAGGTTCAATCAAACTCATTCCAACGAAATAAAACAAACCGACAGAAACCTTGGAAACAGTTGAGAGAACAAAACGATTGCCTAGGCACACGAAATTTATCCTTGGCGCGAATTTTGCACATCTGGCAACAGAGTCTTAGTGGCGTTGGCAACTGTCATTGGCACGCAAAGAAAATCCTTGGCACGAGTCTTTGCGGTGTTGGCAAACAGTCTTTTTAAACTTGGCAAATGGAGTCTCTGGAGTCTTGGCTATGAAGGCAGTCCCTTGGCTCAAGGCAAGATATGTGGCTTGCAGGCGGATCGTGGACGGTCAGACAACTTCAAGCGAGCAAAAAAAGAACCCGCTATTCTTTCTTTTTCACTACAAGAATAGCGGGTTTTAAGGTACACACTATGAGTTATTCTGTACTACTGCTTTAATCAAATAACGGGTTATCTAATAAATATCCCTGTTTGGTGAAACTGAATCTTGCATAACCGTCATATTCACCAGTTAAGACACCGTAAGCACCACCGTCATAATGATCTTTATCGGCGCATTGTTGTATGGTTATGAAGTCTTCATCACCTGCTTCAATCGCTTTTTTGACGAATTCGCGGGCTTCTTCTTCGTTATGTACGAACTTGAGAACGCACGGGGCACACGGGGCGTCTCTTTCGTCTTTGAAGTATTCTTTGAAAATCTCACCGTCTTTTACTTGACTGATGAATTCACCGAAAGTGTCGAATACGACAGCTTCATCTTCAGGTTCGGCCCAATCAACATATTTACTGAGCTTTTCGATCTTGTACATCTTTGAACTCCCTATTAGTTCGTTGTTTCGATATGTGCATTATAGCGTAGTTACTTACTTATGAATAATGACTACAAACCTGTTGCCAATGTTCTATAACGGAGTTTTATGCAGTAACCAACTAACTATATACGACATAACACAAAAGACGCTCAGAAGGGCTGGAAAGTGCTTTCTTGAGCATCAAAAATCCTCGGAATGCGCATTGACTCAGCGAAATTTATCCTGAACGCAAATCGCTTGAAGCGCTTCTTGCCGAGGAATTCGTTTTGTGTTAAAGTGTTGGCACGCTATTGACGAGCGAATTTTATCCTCCAAGCGCACACGCGCTTCGCCCGTGCCAAGGAACTTCGGTTTGTGGGAAAAACGTTGGCACCGCAAGCGGGGGTGAACGAGGGGTGATGAAAAGCGGTAGCAGAGGGGTAGTTAAAATGCTGGTACCGGGTGGGATTTTGATAACCACCCTAGGGTAAATCCCTAGAAAAATTCGTTTGACAAGAGTAAAAATTTATGAGTGAGCTAGGGAGTAGTGACCTGAAAATCTAACCTGTTTCCCGCTAGTTTCTAAAAGTATTAGAGCAGTCATGCTCTAATCCCCTTATAGTGTGTACTAGCGACCTTTCGGAGTTAGACCCGCTCACCCATTCTCGGTTTAGGGATTTACCCGTAATAGGGTTTATCCCTATTCGTGTTTGTTGACATTTATATAAATTAGCGTAAAATATGAAGTGTAGATAGTAATTCACTACTACTAATCTACAAACAATTTAATACACACTTTATAAGGGTATCATTATGAAAAAGAACGTTTTTACATTCGCAACTGCTAGCGAAATCGCTAAATTCGACAAACAGACTCAAAAGAATCGTTCTCGTTCTAACAAGGTTTTCAACGAAGAATCTAAGAAAGTCGCTTCGAAACAGACTAAGCAGACAAAAAAGAACGCACCCGCTAAAGTTGCTCCCGTTCTCAATGTCAAGGGTTCTAATGACCCGAAAGCAACAGAGTTCAAAAATCTTTGGTTTAAATCTTACGGTGAAAGACGGGTTAATTATTATAAAACCCGCAGAATGCCCATCCCCGCAACATACGAAGAAGAGCATAACCTTCAAACAGGGTGGTACAGAGACACGCACATCTTAAGAGACACAATGAGCATGACCCCCGCAATTGTCTATCAAGATTTAGTCACTCTTGCTGGTTTGCTCGGTTTTTCTGATGGTCATGCTTACGCTATGCAGTACGCGAAAAATGTAGCGATTCTTGACGAAAGTGATCAATATTATGTCAGTCAAAAAGAAATGAATAAATTTGCTGAGACTGTACACGCTCTCGCACTCGGTAGAAAATGCAAAATTAACTACGTTGTCAAATTTGCATTAGCTATGGTCAACGGTCATCACGATTTAGCTAGCGCTAAATTGATGATGTGTGCACTTAACAAAAAAGCTAAGATAGACGAAAAGACACGAGCACAATACGCAAAAGAGGGAGCAACTAATAACACTCTCGACACTGCTAGCGCCCAAACTACCCAATGCAAAAAGATTTGCATGTACCTCGGTTTAATCACGTTTAAGAAATTCAAGAGAAACACACCGATTACAATTAACAGCGTGCAAGCTATGCAGTTATTTAAACTAATCTCTGCTAACGCTTAAATATAAATAAATTGCACCCGTTCAAATAAACGGGTGCAATTAAATAGACTTTTAAATAAATCACTACATTTAAAGGTACAAACATGTTAATCAATAAAGAATTAACTATTAAATTATCAGAAGAACTAAAAGCTCAATTCTCCGAAATTGCTAAATTCACGAAAGACCATGAATTTTTATTAGAAGGTGATTTTGGTTGTATAGACGATACTATTTCTTTTCAACGCTGTAATGTCGTTTATAACATTGATTGTTTATCTGGTCTGCTTGCTTACGGTGAATCTAAATATTTACCCTTTGAAAATTCAAAAATTGCTGTAGTCAAGTTTGCGGTATTGAACGATAATGAAAAAATTACCCGTGACGGTGTAAATATTTGGGAAATATTTAATACTGCTGTATATGCTGATAATTGTATAGATATTGTTTCTAATGAATACTATGATCAATTGATTTTTGATCTTTCAATACCTAGACATTTAGAACTATATAATAAGTTTATTATTGAAGCATTAAGATTTATCGGTTAAATTCTTTAAATAAATCACTACATTTAAAGGTACTGAAAATGTCAGAACAATTTATATTTAATCTTTTGCTTAATTTGTGTGCTTTAGTTTTTGGTTTTATTTGGTGTTTAATTTGGGTTATTTATACGACTACATACCCTAACGCATTGTTTCACAAATGGTTATGCAGATTATTAGAGCATGAAATTCTAAAAAAGACCTGCTAAATAAATAAACAAATAAACCGCTTGTTAATCAAGCGGTTTATTTTTAATTATGCAATTTATTTAAATTGTTTTATTTATTATTTTAATTCATTTATTGTAAATAAAATAAAAATATTTATTTCAGCAGCCGATTTATAAATAAATAGATAATATTTACAATCGAAGTCTAAAACCGGTTGTGAATAACCCCCTATCCATCCCTCAATTTTCCTGAGCTTTCCCAAACTCGTCCTTATCCCATAGGGGCGGGGAGGTCAGAGGCCTATCCTTATCCCTTGAATCGCACTGAAATGTTGACTATGTCCGAGATTTTTTAATTCTTAGTGCCGTTTCTCTGATCAGTCTTTTTGCTATTTCTTGAAAAGCGTCGTTAATGTAGTTTGAGCATCCGTTGCCAGATACTTTGTAGATGTCATTGTCAAACAGCCGAGTTGCTTCTTCCTTGGATACAATAGCTTTGTCAAAAGCAAGAAAGATAACTTTAACTTTCGAAAACATCATGTTCTCGAAGTGCTTTGGGGACTTTATGTCTTTCAATTGTGTTAAATATTTGGGAGTCGTCTCGTCTTCGTATTTGAATTTGTATTCTTCATCATCAGCAATTTGTCCGACACCTATAACTCCTCGTAATTTTCTGAATCTTTTATTGTTGGTGCCAGAAGTGCCGAGCCAAAAGAAACAAGGAGAATTCTTCTTGGGATGAACTTCTTTTTTATGACGCCAAAACATTATGTTGTCTAGTTGCTGGGCCTCTTCGAATGCATTTTTGCAAACTTCGAATGGGAACTTTTTTATATTCCAATTGAAACGAAAAACTTTTGTCATTCTTCTTCCTCTTGGGTTGATCATTCCTAAGAGAATAGAAGAAGTTTGCCAATTAATCATTACCAAGCAAAAATAAATCCCACAAACAATCAATCGTGGGATTTGCAACTATGAAAGCGTTTATTTTCTGTTGCGAACTTCTTGACTCAATGCATCTACTAAATTTGCTTGTTCGTTCATCTCTCTCATTTGAGTATTAGACACATAACTCGAGAGAAGTATGGTCTGAGCTTTTGCAATTAGCTTTCTTGTTTCGGTTTTTAATTCTTTATCTTTGACATGAGGTAGGGCATTTTTTAACTCTTTGATCTTCTCGTTTAATTGTTCTCTGGTGAAAAATTCGCCTGAAAGAGTAATGGAGGCAATACTTATGTCAAAAAGCGCTTGCTCTTCTTTTGAAGTGCGCGGTTTTGCAAAAGTAACAGCAGGCAAAATAAGAAGAGAAGACGACAGTATGAGATTTCTTCTTAGCATAATTTTTCCTTGAGCAAGTTGTAGTCAAAATCTTCAACAATGTGTTCTTTGAAGCCGTCTGTATGCTGAATAATCGCTTTTCTCTGTTGAGCATGATTCTTCAGGTACTTATTAAACGGGTCATCAAAGTCAACCACAAAACAGATATTAGCTTGATTTTTCTTGGCACGCAGACCTCTGCCGATACGTTGTCTGAGAGCGACTTCAGCTTTGCCAGCACTAGCAATTATCACCATGCCGACAGCAGGGACATCTACTCCGACATCAAGAATAGTTGAGCCGAGTAAGACTTTAATTTTGCCGTCTTTGAGTTTGTTAATTGCCCGTTTTCTTTCCGCTTGATCATCAGCGCCGACAATAAGCTCATTGGGAATACGAGCGTCATCAAGCATTTCCTTGAGCATTTTACCGTGGGCAATTTGCTTGAAAAGAATCATCACGGTAAGACCGTGAGCAACAGCACGTTTTGCTTCATAGATAATGGCTTGATTACGTTCTTCGTTTTCAACAATGCCGATGCGATAGGCGGGTTGCCAAGAAGTCTTCATCGACATGGTTGTAGGTTTCTTAGTCAGATGAACAAACTTGAAGTAAGGCGTCGCAAGAATCCCGCAGTCAATGAGTTGCTTTTCAGTAACGGTGATGGCGACAGGGCCAGAAGAAGCCATTAAACGCATATTCATCTCTTCAGACTCCTTCATAAACGGTGTGCCCGTCAAAGCAAGTCTGTAATAAGCGTTTTTGCAGTATTTAAGTAGTTCAAACCAACCTGAAGCTGAAGACTCATGAGCTTCTTCTAAGATGACAAACTCAAACTTCTCAAGAATGGACTTCATAAACTCTTGACGTTTCTTTTGTGCAGTGAATTCATAGGCGGAATCAGTGGGATTCGGCTCTTTGATGTATGAATGAATCGTTTGAACGGTAGCGACAGTGAATTTTTTGAGTGATTTAGAGCCGTCTGAGTTTTCAAAACCTAAATTGCCGTCTCCGATAACCGCAACATCAATGCCGAGATTGTTTTCGACATTTTCCTTCATTTGGTACATGAGAATGGAGCGTGTCGTAAGAAACAGAGTAGGTCGATTGATGGTTGCAAAAGCGATTAAAGCAATAAGACTTTTACCCGCGCCCGTTGCCGCTCGACAAATGATCTGTCCGTGTTTTAAAAGTTTCTCTGTAACCGTGTACTGATATTCATACCTTGGGTCGTACTCATAATTGCCAATTTTCGGTCTGAGTTTGCCCAAAGGCTTCGGCAACGGCTTTTTATAGAACTGTACGTCATAACCTTTTCTTTTCAGACAGGCTCCGACGTAATACATAAAACCTGCGGGGAACGTGCATTTTGCAAAGTTGAAGAAGGAAGCCGTGCCGTCCCACGTGTGCATTTTGAAAGCGGTAGATTGTTCATAGCCGTCCACAAAATAAGTCAGACAACGATTGACTTCGAGCTTTACGTTTCTGTCCTCAGTATCTACTTTGCACGTTACAGCATTCGCTAAAATCTTTATCGTATTGTTTTCCATTGACATTTTTAATCCATTGCTCTACAATAATGAAGTAGTTAACTACTTATTATAAAAGTTTTAATGCGGGACGAATTAAAAATAGAACAAGTTCCAATCAATCAACTGACCCCTAATCCCTACAACACAAACGTCGTTTCTCCAGACAACGAAGAAAAAATAAAGGAGAGCCTGAGACGATTCGGTCAGTTCAAACCGATTCTTGTGCGTGAGCAAGATGAAGGTTTTGAAATTATTGGCGGAGAACATAGATGGAGAGCCGCCAAAGAGCTGGGATTAGATAAGGTCGCAGTTATTAACCTTGGCGAGATTTCAGATGAAGAAGCCAAGAAAATCTCTCTCATTGATAACGGACGTTATGGCGAAGATGACGCTTTCAAGCTATCCGAATTGCTTTCGGGCTTGGGTGACATATCTGATCTTTCGTCTTATATGCCGTACTCTGATCAAAGCCTTGAGACGCTGTTTTCAAACACATCTATCAATTTAGATGAATTGGAAGTTGATGAAGAAGAATTAGAAGAAAGCGCTCCCGTAACCGAACGACCGCCTCAAACACACGTCGTGATGCGTTTTAAAGTTGCAATCGAAGATTCTGAAAAAGTGCAAAAGCTAATCGAAAAGATTATGAAAGAGCAGGGCTACACAGAAAGCGATTCTCTGACGAACGCTGGCGACGCGCTTGTTTACCTTTGCACAAATGTCAAAAAAGAAGAATAAGAGCGACAGAATAAAGCCGCCTGGAATCCCAAGAGAACTCGAAATTGAAGACTTAGAACAACCCGACGAGTCAGAAGATCGAGAAGAATTAAGAAAACTTTTCGCAGAAGAAATAGAAGAACGAGAAAAGGAAAATGAGTTCTACAAGTACGAATGGCGAATTGAAAATTGAATGGTGGCCGATAGAAGCCGTCAAGCCATACGAGAACAATGTCAAGATACATGACGAAGAGCAGGTTGAAAAGATCGCTCAAAGTATCAAACAGTTCGGATTCGATCAGCCTATTGTCGTTGATAAAGACGGCGTAATTATCAAAGGTCATGGCAGAACTGAAGCATCCCGCTTTTTGGGACTGAAGAAAGTTCCAGTTTTAGTTCGCAGAGACTTGACCGAAGAACAAATAAAAGCGGCTCGTATCGCAGACAACCGAGTTGCCATTTCCGACTTCGATACTGTCGGATTGCAAAACGAAATCGCAAGCATTGATTTAGACCTCAGCGGAATTTTCGATAAGAAAGAATTGGCTTTCTTAGAAGCTGACTTGAGCGAGTTCAAGCCTGAAGCCGTTTCAGCAGACCTTTACGCAGATATTGAAAAGAAAGCGACGGAAACCGAAGAAAAGATTATTGAAGCCGATGAAGCGGAAGTGAGAATTGCTGACGCTCTTGGCTTTAAAACGATTAAGGGAGCGCAGGAAAGAACTGTTGCTCGTTTCATGGCAAAAATCGAGGGCGAAACGTCTAAAGCTGGTGCAGAAGCCTTTGTTGAATTTGCTCAAAACTACATTAAATAAGATATGAAGAAAAAAGAAACTCAGCCCATCGAAGCCGTTGCCCCTATCGCAGTTGTTGAAATGCCGAAAGTTGTGAAAATCGGCTATCAATACTATGAAATCAAAAAGGTTGGCGACCCCGATCACTACTTTAAGAATATGGAAGGTCAAGTCTTCGGGATGGTTGACTACAAGAAGAGCGTCATCTACATCGACGACGGTCTAAACGAGATTGACGAAGCTAATACCCTGTTGCATGAGGTTCTTCACGTCATTCATTTCAATGCAGGTTTCGGCTGTCAGGATGCTACATCTCAGTGGACAAACGAAAACTATGTTGTTGCGGGTATCAATGGTCTCTGTCAGGTATTTCAGGACAACCCTGATCTCGTTTGCTTCATTCTGAACAATCTTCATGTTACGGGTCTTGGTCTGCAACACGGAACAGTGCAATGAACAGATTTAAAGAGTTTTTGAAAATTTTCTTCTTCATTCTATTTGTATTGTCGGGGGCTTACTTAGTAACAACGGCTATTCCGACGATGCTTAATAGTTCAAACATTGTCTTTGTTTGGCTTGCATTTGCCGCTCCTGTTTCTTTTGTGGCGCTTTGTCTGTATTTCACTTACCTTTTCCTTAAACGATGAAAAAATTTAAAGTAGCTGTACTTCTCGGTTTTCTGCTGGCTTGTGTGAATTTAAACGGTTGCTCTGTTGAAACCGTTCCGGCAGGTAATGTTGGCATTAAAGTCAATCTCTATGGCGACTCAAAGGGCGTTCAGCAGGAAGCTCTTAATGTCGGTCGTTACTTCTTGACTTGGAACGAACAGATTTACCTGTTCCCGACATTCAATCAGCTTCATTCCTACAATTCTCCGTTCATCTTTCAGACTTCGGATGCGATGACTGTTCAAGCCAAGATCGGCATTGAATATCGTGTTAAGCCTGAGATGACAGCGACGGTTTTTCAGACGTACCGTAAGGGTGTTGATGAAATTACCGCTACAAACGTAAGACAGAACATCAGCGATTCTCTGATTAAGCACGCTTCTAAGATGGACGTGAATAAGCTCACAACCACGGGCAAAACAGACTTATTGGATGAGGTCACTAAAGACCTTAAAGCCAAATTAGACCCCATCGGAATTGAAATCGTTAAAGTTTCTTGGACTTCGGATATGCAGTATCCGCAACAGGTCAGAGACTCCATCAACGCAAAGATTGAAGCAACTCAGCGTGCTCTTTTGAGAGAAAACGAAATCGCTCAGTCTAAAGCAGAAGCTCAGAAGCTCATTGAAGCCGCCCGTGGTAAGGCAGAGTCAATCAAGATTGAAGCTCAAGCAGAAGCAGACGCTATTGCTCTTAAGGCTAAAGCGCTTAGAGACAATCCCGAGGTTGTACAGCTTGAAGCGATTAACAAATGGAATGGTGTTATGCCCCAGTTTATGAGTGCGGACGCTCCGATGCCCTTTGTACAAACAAAGTAATGACAAACAGAACCTATTTAATTAACAAGCACTTCTCCACTGAAGTCTCAAGAACCAAGCGTGTTCTTGAGATTGCAGAAGCGTTCGGTCTCGGGCTGGACGAAAAAGACTTCGTTGTTTTCGACAATTTGAAGTTGCAGATCAACGATGGAGACGTTGTTTACATTACAGGTCAATCAGGCTCGGGCAAGTCAACGATTCTGAATGAATTGAAGAGTCTGATGAAAAAAGAAGGTCTGAAGGTTGCGGATATTGATGAAGCAACCTCTACAGACGAACCAATCATTGATCAACTTTGTCCGACTGTCAGCGAAGCTCTTCAAATTTTCTCTCTCGTGGGTTTATCAGATGCAAACCTGTATCTCAGAAAGCCCAAGGAGCTTTCGGACGGTCAGCGATACCGATTCAAATTGGCAAGGTTGATCGAGTCAGGCGCGCAAGTTTGGTTTGCGGATGAATTCTTGGCGGTGCTTGATCGAGTCACAGCGAAAAACATTGCCTTCAATCTGCAAAAGATTGCACGCAAATGTGGCGCAACCCTCATCGTTGCCACAACCCACACCGACTTGGTGAATGACTTGGCGCCTGACACCTACATATTGAAGCGTTACAGAGAGCGTATTGACGTAAAAGTGCGCACTGAAGACGGATACAGAGATATTACGAGTGAATTCGATGGCAAATAAAGAAGTCTATATTTTTTCGAGCGTTACTTGCTCGCCTTGCAGAATGTTAAAGCCGTTGCTGACGGATTTTTGCGAGCGCTTTGATGTTCCTTTGACTGTTTATGACATGGATTCCGCAAGAGAAGAATTTATTGCTCATAACGTTCGGGGCGTTCCAACGATTCTGATTGTTGAAGATGGCAAAGAAGTTGATCGTGTGATCGGTCATCAGACATTCTCTTCAATCGAAGAATTGTTCAAGAAATGGGGCTTGACGAATGCGTGATAAAAGTTTCGCCGAAGTTTGCCAGCTTGTTAGAGACTCCAACATTCTCATTCTTTGGCTTTGTTGGATTGTCTTTCCTCTGATGCTTGTTTTCTGGACATTTGTCGGGATTGTCACGCTGATCATCCGTATTTTATTGTTCGTCTTAGGTTGGGCGTTCACACCTTTCTTCTTGATTTATCGAGCAATTAAAGAATGAAGCAGGTTATCTCCGACACCCCTGATATTCTGATTGAGCGTTGGGATGTGCCCAAGAAGCCAAGACTGTCTCTGCTGGACAAGATTTATGTTGAGAAGGGTACAGTTGAAGATTGGAACGAACTTCATGCTTTGCATTACAAAGCTGAAGTTTTGGGCATTTGGCCTCGTTTCTATCGCTGTATGCTCGAAGATCAGCTCATTGGCGTCGGAGTTATGACCGTTCCCCGTATGACGCTTGCGGGCAGAAATGAATTGTTTAAGCATCTGAAGCCCAATATCGGGGGTAGAGATACACGCATTATCAATCGACATCGCGCTATTTGGATTAACGCCCATTCTTGTACTAACTCCCGACTGGTTTTAGATACTATGTACCGTGGAGTTGGTATCGCATACAGAATGCAGAACATTATGATGCGTATGACTGGAGCCGACTTTGTTGAGTTTCAAAGCTCAATGTCTCGGTTTAACCCTTTTGCTCAGAAGGCTGGTATTCAGTTTGCACCACCGAAAAGAACAGTTAATTATCAGGCTGGTTTGAAGTGGTTCCGTCGTTGGTTCAGTTGTATTCCTGCTGATTTTGTTGCAGTTTATCAAGAACTCAATGAAATGAGCGAATTTGAACGAAATAAATGCATTGAAGAGATGCGTACCTTCTACTGGAAGCACTCCTCAATGGAAAACAGCGGAGATAATCGACTCAGGGGACGCACAAGAGTTGATTCTCTGCCTATTGCGAAACTGATCAAGAACACTCAGCAGTTAGTTTTTGCTTTTCCCCTGTACGGCGTCTATTTCAACCCTGACAAGGGCAGAACAGACTTGCCGAGCAGAATCCCAATCTCGGCGTTTGATTGTCACAGACTCGATGAACCGCTGAGATTAGAGACATTAAAAGAACTTTCGGAGAAGCTCTAATGTTTCACAATGAACTTTCTCCGAAGCAAAAAATAATTATTGAGACGATTCAGACGTTCAAGAAAGCGAACGGAAGAGCGCCTTATAAAAAAGAATTAGCTGAAAGGTTACCTTGGAAGCCGTCTATTCATGCACTCGCGTTTTCGGTCAGATATTTGATTCGCAAGGGTTGTTTAGAAAAAGTTAAGGTTCCAGAAGGTACGAAAATCGCTCGTATTCACAACCAAGAAAGTCAATGTCAACTAATTGACGTTACAGCTTATGGCGAACATTGCTATGTGAATTGCGATTTCATTTATGAAAAGAAAGCTACCGAAAAAGAAGCTGACAAGTTTATTTACTCGGTAGAAGAAGACGAATTACTGACCACCATTGATAACGTTTCTTAGACAGCTAAGAAAGAGACATCTATAAGAATAAGAACAATAAAATGGAAGTCGAAAAAGAATTAGAAGCAAAAGAAGAGCCGAAAAAGCGAACTTCGACTCGATCTTTGAGCGCTACAGAAAAAAGAAGATTAACGGCACTTTATGAAACTGGCGAATTTACACCCGCTCAAATTGCTAAAGAGTTGGGCGTGCCAAAATCTGTCGTTTCCAACTTCATTAGTAATCACGGAATTAAGAAGGGTGCTTACGCAGACGAAGTACAAAAGTCTGCAATGAATAAAGCTAAGACAATGGCAGAGCAGGAAGCAACACTTGTTGCATCCCGCATTCGTGAGACGAAAGAAGACCATTACAAGATGGCGATGGGCTTGGCAAAACTCACGTGGGCCGAAGTTGCCCTCGCCAAACAGAATGGGAAACCGTTTGCTTCTATCGCAGGTAACTTAAAAGCCCTTGAATCTGCCGCAAGAACTTTAGCAGTAACACGCCAAGAACGCTGGACTGTACTCGGCTTGGATAAAGACGATAAGAACACCGATGCACTGCCAGAACTTGTTCTAACTGAACTTACAGCCGATCAGATCGAACAGATCAGAAATTATCAGGAAGAAGATTCTCTCGAACTGCCCGACGAAGAATTGAACAAACAGTTTGCAGAAAGAAACAGCGTGATTGATACCGAGGCTCCAGACGACATTATCGGAGGCGAAGAATGACTGAAGAAGAGTTGAAAGTCAGAGAAGAAGAGCTGAACAAAAGAGAAGCGGAGCTGACTAAGCAAGAAGAAAAGAGATACTTGCAAGAGAAGCTAGACAGAATAGAACTTCTCTTAGCAGAATACGAAGCGTCTTTGTATCTTCAGCGTCCTGTTAAGAAGGAAAGTTCGCTTTTTGGTGAATTTGTTGAGACGATAACTTACCCGTTCAAAGGTATCTTCTGATGGCAAAGGAAAGACGAAGAATTACTCTTCCTCTACATCCCAAACAGATGGAAGTTTATCTTGATAATCATAGATTTAGAGTAGTGGCGGCAGGAAGACGCTGGGGAAAGAGCTTTTTGTCACGCATGGAGATGATTTCCCATGCCACGAAGCCCAATCAGAAGATTTGGTACGTTGCACCTACATATCGAATGGCTAAACAGATCATGTGGGCTGATTTATTGGACGCTATTCCCAAAGAATGGATTTACCGTCTGAACGAAACCAACATGACGGTCGAGCTTGTTAATGGCTCAAGAATTGAATTGAAGGGCGCTGATAAAGCTGACTCACTTCGTGGTGTTGGCTTACACGGCTTGATTCTGGATGAGTACCAAGATATTAAAGAAGAGACTTGGACTCAAGTTCTTCGACCAACATTAGCAGATAAGAAAGGTTGGGCGCTCTTTATCGGCAGTCCGAAGGCCTTCAACCAATTGTATAAAGTGTATAAATTGGGTCAACCTGGAGGTTCTCCTGACTGGAAATCATGGCAATTCCCAACATCTACCTCCCCATTTATCCCCAAAGCCGAGTTAGAAGCGGCCAAACGGGATATGGACGAAAAGTCATATCGAGCTGAATTTGAAGCGGCTTTTGAAAACATGGCTGGTCGTGTGTATTACCCGTTCTCACGAGCGGTACATATCAAAAGTTGTCCATTTAATCCAGGATTGCCTATCTGGATTGGTATGGACTTCAATATTGACCCGATGTCTTCGGTCATTCTTCAACCTCAATCCAATGGCGAATTGTGGGCGGTGGGAGAGATTGTCAAAGTGTCTTCCAATACTGAAGAAATGGCGTGTGCTATTGAGCAGAAGTATTACCGCTGGCAAGACAGAATTACGCTTTACCCCGACCCCGCTGGCGGGGCAAGACAGCACGCACGTGGTGAAACTGATATTGATATTTTGAGGGAACACGGTTTTAGTCGTATCAAGTATCGCAGACAGCATCCAGCGATTGCAGATCGTGTTAACTCAGTAAACAGAATGCTTATGAGTGCTGAAGGAAAGATCAGACTATTCGTTGACCCTTCATGTACTCACTTGATTAACGCTCTTGAGCAGACGCTTTATATCGAAGGTTCAAGAGAAGTCGATAAATCGGCAAACATAGAACACTCTGCTGATGCACTCGGATATGCGATTGAGATTGAATATCCGATCAGAAAACTCAATGTTGCAGGTTACTCACGATAATAAGAAGAATAAATGACGAAAAATTTTGAGAAAGCAGGCAGTGTTACGTACATTGACCCGCAGGTTGATTCAAGTTCTACAGCCAACCCCTTTAAGAATCTGATTTCCCGTCGTCATCCTTTGTATGATGAAATGGTGACTAGTTGGGACTTCTTTGAATCGACTTATCACGGCGGGAGAAAGTGGTTTGACGATAACATTTTCAAGTACATCAAAGAAGGTCAAAAAGACTTTGAAGATCGACGGGAGCGTGCCTATCGATTCAATCATTCCCGCGAAGTTGTTGATCTTGTTACTAAATATCTTTTTAAACAGAATGTTGAGCGCTCAGAAGACGCTCCCGAGGGCGTAAAGCACTTCTGGAAGAAAGCAACTAAGTTCGGCTCCGATATTCAGGATTTAGCGAAGCAGATTGCTAAGAACACCTCCATCTACGGTCGTATTGGCATTGTGATTGATAACGAACGAGTTTCGAATGGTGTTTTGTCTAAAGCAGATGAAAAATCTTTAAAGATTCATCCTTACGCTTATATCGTTACACCTCAGCAGATGCTCGATTATTCGTTTGACGTGAACGGAGAGCTTTCTTGGATTTTGATTCAAGAAGTTGTGCGTGATGACGACAACCCGTTTACTTCCAGTGGGAAAGAACGTGTTCAGTATCGTCTTTGGACGACAAACGATTGGTTCGTTATTGCTTATAACAACTCCCGCAAGATTTATGAACTGATTGATCAAGGTGAACATGGTTTGGGCATTGTGCCTGTCGTTCTTGCCGATCATCTTCTTTCTGACGAAGAATATGGCTCTCCGAGCATGCTCAATGATATTGCGTTCTTGGATAGAGCAACCGCAAACTACCTCTCTAACCTTGATGCAATTATTCAAGATCAGACATTTTCTCAGTTGATTATGCCGACATCGGCTTCTGGCGCAGACAGCGATGTTCAAGACAAGTTGATTGAGATGGGTACAAAAAGAATCTTCACTTATGTGACAGACGGTTCTTCGCGTGCTCCTGAATACATTTCACCTGACCCCAAGCAAGCTCAATTGATTCTTGAGGTCGTAAACCGCATTGTTTCTGAGATTTATCACACGGTCGGTCTTTCAAGCGAAAGAACCAACAAGGACAATGCGGTCAGTAAAGATAACAGCTCGGGCGTTGCGAAAGCATACGACTTTGAGCGTGTTAACGCCTTGCTTACAGCAAAGGCAGACAGTCTTGAAGTAATCGAAAACAAGATTGTCAAAATTGTGGCTCTTTGGTGCGGAGAGAAGATTGACGAGGAAAAGAACGAGCACAAGAGATACGTGCTTTATCCCGACAATTTTGATACTCGTGGTTTGTATGACGAGTTCGATATTGCCTCTCGTTTAATGCTGATTGACGCTCCTGACGCCTTAAGACGCGAACAGATGCGTGCTCTTATGGACAAACTCTTCCCAATGTTAAAGAAGAGCGTTCGTGAAGAGATCGAAAAAGAGTTGAAGAAGTGGCCGATCTCTATCGAAGAGATGATGGCTAATCCGACAACTATGAGAACCGCCTCTAACAATTTGCGAGACCCAACCCACACACTCTACAAAACACAAAGCGGTAAGGGCGACGCAACAAAGGGTGCAGACGGTTCAAATTCCGATAACAAGCGTCCAGTTGCGAACAGACGACAGGGACAAGTTACCAAAGATACTAAATAACAATAAGTCAAAGAGAATTGACAAGGAAAACAATGACAACCAAATTCAAAATTTTTGCTGGCAGTGACGGCACTTCTTCCGAAAATCAGAAAGCCGAAGATAACGACAACAACAAACAGGCCGAACAGTCTAAAGAAGACCCCAAACCTGATGACGCTCAGAACAAGAAGGAAGGTGAGCACGGAATGTCTGAAGCAGATCACAAACTGCTCAAAGACATCATGAAAAAGAAAGAAGAGCTGAAGACTGCTCAGGCTCAGATTGCCGAATTCAAAAAGAAACTTGAAGAAGTTGAAAACCTCGGTGGTATTGAGAAACTTTCTGCCATGCTGAAAGCCGAAGAAGACAAGCAGAAGAAAGAGCTTGAAGCCAAAGGTGAGTGGGAAAAGCTCAAAAAACAAATGAGCGACGATCACGTCAAAGCAATGACTGAGATTCAGAAACAGCTTGAAGCCGAAAAGGCCAAGAATGTTGAAAGCGAAAAACGCATTATCGAACTGACCATCGGCGCAAAGTTCGCAAATTCTCAGTACATCAACGAACAGTTGACTTTGACGCCAAACAAAGCTCGCGTCATTTATGACGATTATTTTGATTTGGTTGATGGTCAGGTCGTTGGTTTTGACAAACCGCGTGGTCAGAAAGACCGTACTCCTTTTGTTGATCAGTACGGAAATAATCTTCCGTTCGATTCTGCAATGGAAAAGATTATCTCTGCTGACCCCGATGCAGATTTCTTGCTGAAATCCAAGATTAAGAGCGGTGCTGGTTCTTCTTCCAAGTCCAAATCTGTTCAGGAAAACACGAAAGGGATGACGGCGATTGAACAGATCGCCAAGGGTCTTTCAAATTTAAAATAAAAACTTTCTAGTTTAAAATACCACTTGACAAAATGTCAAATTTGTGGTATAGTGATGCAAAAATACGCCAAGAGCCGTTCGGTCTCTTGGCTCTACTCAGACAAAGATTGTCGATCAATTTCAAAGAGTTAGACAATCTGAAAGCATAAAAACAACAACAAACTTTCATTGTCTCGCAAATCCTAAAGCGACCTAGGCACGAAGACAAAAAGTCTTTAAGGAAAATAATAAAAAATGCCTTTACTTCGCGCAGAAGCCGAGAGACTTTCTAACAACACACTTATCTCCGGCATCATTACTGAAATTATTGATCGTGATGATCTTTTCTCCATTCTTCCCTTCGTAAAAGTAAACTCTAAGGCTTACGTTTACAACCGCGAAAACACTCTTGCTGGTGCTGACTGGCTTGATCCGAACGACACCGTTCAGGAATCTGCCTCCACCTTCACTGAAGTCGTTGCCAAACTTCGTATTCTGATTGGCGACGTTGACGTTGATAAATTCCTTCAGGCTACTATGTCTGATCACAACAATCAGCTTGCAATTCAGATTGCTAAGAAAGCCAAGGGAATGGGCCGTGAATTCTCCAAGGTTCTGATTCAGGGTAACTCCACCACTAACGCAAAACAGTTTGACGGTATCGCCAAGCTCGTTACGTCCGATCAGACCATCGACGGAAAGGCCTCCGCATTGAACTTTGCAATGCTTGACGAACTGCTCGATAAAGTCCCGAACGGTGCAGACGTTCTCGTTATGAACCGTCCGACAATTCGTGCGTATCGTCAGATTCTCCGTGCCACCTCTGGTACTGACGCTGTCATGCAGATGCTTCCTGCTTTCGGTCACCATATGCTTGTTCATCAGGGTATGCCGATTCTGATGAATGAATTCATTCCGATGGCGGATGATGGCACTTGCCAGATTTTTGCTCTCCGCGCCAATGAACTCGACGGTCTGCATGGTCTTTATGGCGGCGAAAACGCTGGTATCGTTGTTGAAAACATCGGTACTGTTCAGAATAAGGACGCTATCCGTACTCGCTTGAAGTGGTACTGCGGTCTTGCTCTGAAGTCCACCAAGTCTCTGGCTTGCTTGAAGAACGTTCAGATCGGCGCCAAACCGACAACTGGCGGCGGTAACTAAGCCCCAACTCACTTTTTGAGTTAAATCAAGACACGGGCGGGAAACTTCCCGCCCTTATTTGAATATTCTCCATGAAACTTAAGATTAAACAAGACGGCTTGTGTAATTACACGGGCTATCTGCAAACAATTCACTTTACGAACGGAATCTCTGATCGTGACGTGAAGCACAACGAAGCAATTCGTATCTCTGTAGTCATGGCTTGCGTTTGGGAAGACGGCTCTGAAGTTTCAAGAATCGTTGACAACACTCAGATTTCCGCTCCTATCGGACGTGTCACACGTGATGTCTTTGTAAAGACCGAAGTTGTTGCAGGAAACGATTCCGATCATCCTGAATTCATTCATCACGAAGAAAAGCCCAAAGATGCTGTAAGCAAGACAATTGTCGAAGTCTTGCCTCCCGCAGAAGAAGTCCCCGAAATCATCATTCGCTACACCCGAGATGAATTGGAAAAGATTGCGGATGAAAAGGGCATTAACGGACTTCGAGATGTTGCCACCCCGTTGGGCATCAGAGATACCTCTATTCGCAGACTTATCGAAAGAATTTACGCCATTGCGGGCAAAGAAGAATGAACGTTTTTATTTCAGGAAATGTTGTTGAATCAAACATCGCACTAAACGATGACGCTGGCAACCCCATTGCGGATGTTGTTGGGGTTACTTATCGTGTGATTGATTCTGAAAACAACGAACTAGTTAAGCCGACGGTCTATGTCCCGAACGGTGAAGACTATCCTGAAGAAACGGAAGAACCAACAGAGCCTGAAACCCCTGAAACGCCTGAAGAGGCTTTGACAGACGAACCTGAACAAGAAGAACCTTCGGAACCTGTTGAAGAAGAGACTATCTCAGAGGTAATCGTTCAGACTTCTGAAGAAGTCAACACTTTAAAAGAAGAAACTTCGAGAGATATTCGCATTATTTGCTTGAAAGCAAAGACTAAATCAGGTGCGGTTTTTTCTCTCGAATATGCTTATGGATTGACTATCGCAGACCCGCTGACTGTCGGAGTCAATTCTTTTATGACATATCGACAAGCCCAAAAGATGGCTATGGATATGCCGAAACTTAACAACTGGGAATCCATGTCTCAGTCTCAAAGAATCTCTGCATTACTCGAAGCGAAACAGAGAATTTGCAGATTAGCTTTTGACTTTGGTCAGGTTCAGCTTGATATGACTAAACAAGATTATGTCGTTCAAGCCGCTGGCAAGCCAAGATGCGTTCAAGTCGGAGAGATTTTCGGAGTTTATGGCGGCTCAGTGAAGCTGGAAGACTTGTCTGTAGAAGACTTTGAAGCTCTTCCGACAAAATTTAGAACCGCTCTGATGCAAGCACAGCTTGCAGAAGCCAATGATGTATTGGAAGTTGATTCTATTGCTGAGAGGCGCAGACAGGGTTTAATTCTTGAAACCATCGGCGAAGTCAAGCAGATGTTTTCAAGCATCATTCCTGCTCAAATGGCCGTTTCTTCTAAAGCTATGAGTTATCTGTCCAGATACTTAGCAAGCGGTAAAAAGATTGGTAGAAGTTAATGACTAAAATTCTTGGTGTCTATTTTCCTAAAGACGCAGACCTCTACGCCCAAAGACAGACGAACATTTACGAACAGTTTTTGAAAGCGTTAGAAGCAATCATCTTCGGCATTCGTGGTTCTAATATGCCGATAACACCGAGCGTCATTAAGAAAGCGGAAATCGAATTTGAACGACATAAACAGATCGCTATTGATCTGTTGAGCGAAGGTGACATGTTGTATCCCTTCGAGAATGCAAAGTTCTTAGAAGCTCTGTATGTGCGTGAGAATAGGTTCTTTGAAGCGAATAAAGCAACCTTCTTAAGCGCTATCAAGTTCGGAAGTCTTGAGGTTTATCACCTCTTTGAAGCTCATGGCGGTTTCGGACTTCTTGCACAGCAGAAATCAACAGAGATCAGATGGACGATTAGAAGCGCTAACGGTTCAAAACTGGATGCTTGTAAGGCTTTCTATGTTGATCACAGAGACTTCGCTTATCAAACGTTTATCGACATGATTGTCGAAGAAAAACCCGATGCAACTGAATTCGGCGTCACGTTTGAAGACCCGATAATGCTTGCGTTCAATACTGAAGCGATTAAGCGTAAAGATTTGGCAGATCGAAACAACGAACGCAGAAAGAAGTTCTTCCACGTCGGTTCAAATAACTGGATTTCGGGAGCGGGAAAATGACGCTTTTTGTCCCCAATCAACGGTGCGTCATCGTAAAAATGAGCGCTATGGATATCTACGGACAAAAGCACGTTGATCGAAGAATCAACGAAAATTGCGCCATTTTGAAGTCTAAGAAGAACTCCACAAAATCTTCTGTACGTGCGGACTCTTCTGCTTCACGAGGTAACGCACAAGAGATTACAGCCGATTATTGGCTGATTTTAGAAAAGAATACACAGGCTGAAATCGATGACCTGATTGAATTCAGAGGTCTGAGATTAAAGATCATTGGTCTTCATCCGAGATTCAGTATTCGAGGAGATCACGATCACACAGAAGCTACGTGCAAAATTTGGAACGAAGCGAGCGACGAATGATTGATTTTTTGGCATTAGCAAAGCGACTTGAAGAGAAGGGTTGCGGAAAATGCGCAAAAGATATTTTCGTTGACACCTTACCCTCAGAAAGTTCGACGGGAATCGTACTTCGTTCATCAATTTCTGGCGATACAATCGACTATGAGCTTCCAGGATTTATGAAAGCGACTTTTCGATTGATCGCAAGAGCGGCGAATCACGGCATTGGACAAGAGATGCTTCAAAAGGCTACTGATGCGCTTTACATAGAGCAGTCGGAGGTTGTTGGCAGTATGAACGTCCGCATTTGCAGACCGATCACCACTCCAATGATTTTCCCTTTGTCAAACGGTAATTTGCGTGAGTTCTCAGTAAATATGCGAATTATCTATGACGAACTTCCGCCTGAAAAGGTAGAACCACCTTCAATTTCAACAACAAAAACAAGAAAGAAAAATGGCAAGTAATACAAAAAATGTAAAACTTGGCGTATGCCGTGTTTATTTCGGTGACAAAGAAGAAGACCTTGGCTATACCAAGGGCGGTGTTGACGTTTCTATCGCAACAGAAACACATGAAGTTACCGTTGATCAACTGGGTAATACTCCAATTAACGAGTACATCACTGCTCGTACTGCTGAAGTGACTGTTCCTTTGGCCGAAACAACTCTTGAGAATGCTGTCAAGATTATGCCTGGCGCAAAACTTCTCACAGACGCAGAAGATACAACGAAGCGTTATGTCGAAGTCCCGACTGGTTGCGGTCTGTCCTTGATGGATTACGCTCAGAAACTTCGTCTGCATCCGATTGCAAACGCTGACGATAATCTTGAAGACGACTTCGTTCTTTATCGTGCGGCCACTCCCGGACAGATGGATTACTCCTATAACTTGGATGAAGAAAGAATTTTCTCCTGCACGTTCAAGGGCTATCCTGACGAAGACGGCAAGCTCTTTGCTTTGGGTGATATTACCGCTATGGCGAGCGGAGAAGCTCCCAAACCTGACGAAGGAGACAAAGGAAATTTTGATTCTGCCGCCACTTACGACACCCCCGTGACGGGCGTTTATACAGGTATTCTGCATGACGCTTCTAATACTGTTGAAGACGCAGACATCTGCTCGGGTTATTCGGTAGTCGCTAAGAGCAATGGCGGCAATCAGGTCAAGGTTTCCATTAGCGCAACTGATGTTGTCAATCATCAGAATGGTCAGGGCAAGATGGGCCATTGGGTTGGCTTTGCAATTGTTGCTCCGACAGGCGTTGACGGCTTTAAGTATGCCAAGGGCGTTGACGGCGTTTTAGGCGCAGTTAACCCGCTCGAAGAAAATGTAAAAGATACAGAAAGCGGTTTTGCTATGTATGTTGACCATACTCAAAACGGCATGGCTGACTCTGTTATCAAGTTGCAGTGGACTAAGAGCGGTGCAGACGAAGGCGCTATGACTTACTACGTCATCGACACTTCTGGCGTAACTAACGCTTAACTTCAACAATTATGGCGAAGACCCCCAAAAAGATCACCTTGAAAGAGGTGAACAAAGATGAATGGGGGTCTTTGTATTTGCAGTTAGAAAAACTCAAACAAAGAGTCCCCCAAGCTGGCAAAATTCATCTTTATAACGAAGCCCAAAGAATCCGCCGTATGGCTAGAGATATGGCCCCGCTTGATGAGGGTTATTTGGAAGAGGCCATCATAATCGAATCCTTCAACCGAGAGGGCGGGACTGGACAGCTCCGAAATGAACAGGGGCAGTTTGAATCAAACACTTTCATTATTGGTGTCGATGCGAATGCTATGGCCGACGACAATATGCGTGTCGGAGATTATGCAGTTGAGGTTAACGAAAACCTTCCTCCGAGCGTTGGGGCACCTTGGTTTAAAGGCAAAGGAACATTAGCCAAGCAAGAAGAAACGGGTGTCGAAGCTGGCGGTATGTTTATGCGCCGAGCCGCGGATTGGGCTATGGCCGAAGGTAACATTGTCGGAAATCTCAAACAAGCCCTAAAGAAGAGAATCAAAGACTTCATCCGACGCAGAAAGTAATTGATTTTATTTTAAAAAGATGCTAATATAAGTAGTTAATTACTTACTATTAGTCAGTACAAAAGAACAACAATAAATGGCTGGCGTTTACGATACAAAAAACATCAAATTAGGCGTTTGCCGAGTTTCTTTCGGTGGCGTTGATCTCGGATACACCAAAGGTGGTGTTGACGTTTCCATTACTACAGATACTCACGAAGTAAACGTTGATCAGTACGGTGATGCTCCTGTAAACGATATTATTACTTCCCGCAGAGTTGAAGTAACGGTTCCGCTTGCAGAAACGACGCTCGAAAACGCCATTTCAATCATGCCTGGCGCGTATCTTGTCACTGATAAAGAAGACGCGACCAAACGCAGAATCGAGGCTCCTACTTCTATCGGAACTTCTTTAATCGACATTGCTCAAGAACTCGTTCTTCATCCTGTAACTAATGAAAGTTGGGAAAGAGAAGACGACTTTGTGCTTTACAAGTGCGCAACTTCAGGCTCTGTCGAATTCAGCTACAAGCATGATGAAGAAAAGATTTATCCAGTGAAGTTCAAAGGTTACACAGACGATAGAGGAAGACTCTTCGCTATGGGCGACATCACTGCAACTGCTTAAATTTTATTGTGCAGGTTGCGATAAGAAGAAAGAAAAGGGCAATCTGCACATTTTTTAACAACCTACCTTTTCACAAAACAATGACAAAACTCTTAAACATTGACACCATTGCTCCCTTCGAAAATCGTTCCATTACGCTGAACGGCAAGACTTACAAAGTTTCCGAAACAACTGTTAAGTTGTTCTTGGAAATTGCAGAATTTGAAAAGCAAAACGCAAACGTTGAAACACTTCAAGATCAGATTAAAGCAATGACGACTTTGATTAGCAAATTCATTCCTGATCTACCTGAAGACGTGCTAATGGGAGCAACGATTGAACAGCTCGGTACGATTGTTCGGTTTATCCGCAACGACATCCCTGACGAAGAGTTAGAAGGTTCTGTCAAGCCTCAAGAATCTTCCGCTACTGAAGAGGCGACAGCAGAGGGAAAGTAACACCACCGACAATTGAAAGTATCGATTTTGGATACTTCTTTTGTCGGGTTATGCACTTTTATGGAATCGGCTATAGAGAGTTACTTTCTGTACCGATTCGTTTTTTTTGGACATTAAGTTCAAATATCGACCGCATACAAGCGTCGTTTGATGTCAGAAACCTCAGTCTTCAGCACGTGGCCGTAGCCACGGGAATGGCGGGAGGAGAAGGGGTCAAGAAATTGCGTGAAAGCCTTGAAATGCAAATTGGCGAAACGCAGAAGGTTAAATTTGACCCAATGAGCGAAAGGTTAAATCGCTCTCAGTTCAACGAACTGAAAAACACGATTCGCAGACAAAATAATAAGAGTAAGAAGCAAAAATGACTGGCATAATTGACTCCCTTTCGGTTAGTTTAAGTTTAGATACCTCTCGGTTTCTTAGAAACGCTGACGCAACTAAGCGCAAAATACATGAGGTTGAGCAAGCGTTTAATAATGCCGAAATAGCCAGTCAAAGAACTGGCAAGGCAATGGCTGACAGCTTTAAGCCATTGGATGCGGCTCAAAATAAACTCGCTAAGACACTTCATGGGAACCTTGATAAAACTTGGAACAAAATTGTCGGGGGAGTCGAAAAGGACTTTACTAGCGGGAAGTATAAATTTACCCCTAAATTTATAAAGGCATTCGATGGCTTTTGCAAGCAAATTGAAGTCTTAGACAAATTAGGAAGCAGTTTAGCAAAAGGACACAACCGCATCTCTTTAAGTACCGCCAAATCAATTTCTCGGGGAAAGGGGTTTGGCAAAGAATTCAAACAAATTGATCAAAGAGCAAGAGATGCTTTACAAGTCTATGGTGAAGTTTCTGAACATCTAACTGCCGCCCGAAAGCTCCAGAACAAAATTATTCCTGAACTTCAACAGAAGATGACAAGCATTCTAAGAAGTTC